AGCATTCGGCAGAACTGCCGAAATGTGTGGTGAATACATCACAAAAGGTATGCCGATACTTATAGAGGGCAGGCTATCATACAACACTTGGGAGCATGAAGGACAGAAAAGGAGCAAACACGAGGTGGTGGCTGAAAACATTCAGTTCGTTTCCAGAAGAAACGACAGTGGTGATTCCGGCAGCTCATATAAAGAACCTTCTGCTGACAGCATAGATGAAGACGACATACCATTCTAGGTGATAAATATTTGGCGGGTGCGGATTGGCTCCCACCTTTAAAACAGGAGAGAGTTTATGAAAAAGATATATCTGGCTATTCCATACACACATGAAGACGCATCCGTCAGAGAGTTTCGTTTCGAGCTTGCGAATCAGGTCACTGCGAAGCTGATAAACGAGGGGAATATTGTTTATTCGCCGATATCCTCCAGCCATCCGCTTGTGAAATACGGTCTTCCTGGACACTGGGATTACTGGAAAGAGTTCGATGAATTTTTTATCGGCGTGTGCGACGAGCTGCACGTTGTTAAAGCGGACGGTTGGAAGCAGTCAACAGGCGTACAGGCAGAGATTAAGATCGCCGAAACCCTCGGAAAACCAGTCATATTTATCGACGTTTTAGACGGCGATATGGTGGGCGTATGAAAGTAGCCCTTTTTGACTGCGATAAAAATAACAGATGGGAGGATGCTGTATGAGCGATAAAATGGCAGTCCATTATTCAGCTAAAACAACCATATGGGAAACACCGCAGGATCTTTTTGATCAGCTTAATGCAGAGTTTCAGTTCAATCTTGACCCGTGTGCTCTGGCTGAGAATGCGAAGTGTGAGCGTTATTTTACACCGGAAGAGGACGGGCTTTCTAAGAGCTGGGACGGATGCCGTGTATTTATGAATCCGCCATATGGCCGTGAGATACCAGTGTGGATTGAAAAAGCTGCGAGTTCAAAAGCTCTTATTGTCTGTTTGCTTCCGGCTCGCACAGATACACGCTGGTTTCACGATTATGTTTATGGAAAGGCTGAAATACGTTTCATTAAAGGTCGTCTCAAGTTCGGTAACGCCGTTCATAACTGCCCGTTTCCATGCATGATAGTGGTGTTTAATAACCTTAAAAAAGGTGCGGAGGCAGCCTAAAATGCCTCCAAACAAATCTTTTGATATCTGCTGCTGAGTATCATAGTGAAAGGAAAAACATTTAATATCGCATTTGCGGTCAGAGCGACCGCATTTGCGGTAGTTAGCGCAAAAACAATAACTTAATAATATTTTCCTAGACTGGAGGATGATATGGACGAAAGACTTCTACACGAAGGACAACCGCTTGCAGGGAAAGGATTCACACTGCAGGACTGTGTTGTAACTGAAAAATTCTGGATGGTTCTTCAGGAAGGATCCACCTATACGAAAGTGAAGCACGATTCATACGAAAAAGCCAGGGATGAAGCAAAGAGACTCGCAAAGAAAGAAGCCGGAAAAAAGTTTTATGTTCTCGGCTGTGAGGCCCTGGTGCAAGTTGAGATGCCTGAACCGACAGTAATAAAGGCTTTCCCTATGCCAACGATTGCGCCTGAAATGCCTGATCAGACAGCAGGAAAACTCTGTCTTTGTGAAGCCTGTACTCGCGAAAGACAAAAGTAACATAAATGTTGGTTGGTATGATAGACATCGGATATATAGCACTACATCGCAAGTTTAATCAGTGGGAGTGGAAGAGCGATCCAAACATGGTAGCTCTATTTATACATCTGCTTGTAAATGCGAATTATGTGCCTAAGAGTTGGCAAGGTCAAATTATAGAAAGAGGGCAGGTAGTTATAGGACGTAAACAGCTCTCTTTGGACACTGGCATTTCAGAGCAAACCATACGAACTTGCCTGAATAAGCTAAAATCAACCAGCGAAATAACCATCAAACCAACCAACAAATTTTCCATATTAACTATTGTCAATTATGATAAATATCAGGGCGGACAAACAGAATCAACCAGCAGATCAACCAGCAAACTAACCAACAATCAACCAACAACTAACCAACAACTAACCACAATGGAAGAAGTAAATAAAGAAATAAATAAGAAGAAGAAGAAGTATATTACGCGCGAGAAGATCGATTTTGATTTTGATAGCTCAGAATGGATCAATATCACTCCTGAGAAAATCGAACTTTGGGAGAAAGCATATCCAGCATGTGATATACAACTTTGTCTTAACCAGATGGCTACATGGTTAGTCGCAAATCCTACAAAAGTTAAATCCGCATATGATCGCTTTATTACCAACTGGCTTAAAAAAGAACAGGATCGCGGAGGAAACAAATCAAAAACAACAGTCAAAAAAGGCAAGCTTCGCACATACAAAGAGATATACGGCGAGGACGGCTTGACTGACGCTCAAAGGGAGTTTGAAAAATGTTAAGTAAAAAGACTTTCAACCAGGGTTTAAGAGTCTTGTCAGCTCTGAAACAAGGCAAGCAGCCTGTAGATCTATCAGATCAGTTTACACTGACAGTCTGGTATGAAGCTCTTAAGGATCTTACAGACGAATCATTCACAAAAGCTTGTATCTACATGCTTAAGACATCTATCTGGCATCCGTCACCAGTTGAGATCCGTGAAGCGGCAGGATTCTCTGTTGAAGTAGCAGAGCAGAGCCAAAACAGTACAGCAGAGGATCAGTGGGATATCTTTCGTACAAAGATCCTGGCGTATGGAATAAATAAGTTTCAGAAGATGTGCTTAGATAACCAGGACCTATTCAGCCATAAGACTACTCAGCATGTGGCAGAGATCATTGCAGAAGACTTTTGTAAATCGAACATCTCAGAGTCAGGAAACTGGAGAGCCAGGTTTATAAGTACATTCAACAACATGAAAGAACACGGCAAGAAATCAGCAGAGATGAAAGCTATTAATAATCTCATGGATCTTGTGAGCATACCCGGTCAAACAAAGAAGGAGCTGCAGCAATTAAACAAGACGCAAAGAACATAGAAGAGATGATCCATATCTGTAAGAAATGCAGCGACGGAGATAAGCAGATCAAATACACGTCTGATAAAACTCAAGCAGCGTATAGTTGTGACGCGACATACTGTCCAAATTTCTTTGATAGACCACAATTCACACTATTAACGAAAGAACAGGCCGAGGATATCCTTTTAAAACCTGTAGACAATCGATTTTGATAGGGTAGAGCGAACAAATGAATAAAAAGAATACCTCCGCCTTGTGCGGGAATAAAACGCTCTTTAAAACGCAAATAAACGCGTCTGTGGTGAGTACGAATAAATATAATCGGCTGCACTGGTCGAAGAAGCATAAACTGGCTAAAGATTATGGCTGGCTGGTAGCTATCGCTATCGTTCAAGGCAACATCCAGCCCGTCACTGTACCGGCAAAGATTAAGTTTACACTGCTTAAGCCAAACAAGGCCGGAGTGCGAGATCACATGAACCTGTCTGCCGTCGAAAAGATTATTACAGATTGGTTTGTCAAAAAGAGGGTGTTTAAAGATGATTCGCCGGATTATATCGCAAGCACAGAGTTAGAGATCAAGATAGATCCAGAGATCAAAGAACAAGTGATCATATACGAAGCACTGGAGGCGTGAATGGTTATTACATTGGAACAGCAGATTAGCGACTTATCACACAAATATCGCTTTAAAACTCTCCTGGGAGTTCGCGATATCTGTAACATACTCGATTGGTCGCGCAAGACATTCTATAGCAGACATGCGGAAGGCGTGTTTCATGAGTACGGAGACATTCCAGAAACACCTGATGGTAAAAGAGGAATTAAGATTCCAAAGCAAATTGTATTCGCATACTTCAAAACGTTATACAAGTAGCATCTGTAAGTTACTGATAAATAGGAAATACTAGGAAATGGAGGTAAGTTTATGAAGGTAGTAGAGAAAACACTGAGAGAAGAGATAGACGAGCAAATAGATAAGCTCCAGAAGCAAGGGAAGACGATCGGCTGTATCGAAATGACAAATGCAGAGTTCCGTAAGCTTATTAACGAGGTAAGCCCTTGTGAGAATGGCACATTTAAGCCAATCAACACGGCTACAGGTATAAGTATTCTGAATAAAACATATCGCGGCCACGAAATCAAGATCACAGACGGCAAGCACTGGACAGATCGCATTGTTCCTGTCTCTCCGCCAATAAAAGATGTGCCGAAATGGCAGCAAGAACTTGAATCTAAAAAGTGCACTGACGCGCTTAATTTTATTGAGACTTTTCTTATAGACGAGTTTTCCGGCCATATCTCCGGCGTGAAGCTTAGAGAGTCAGTTAAAGAGAGAGAAGACTTTCTCAGCACGATTGGCCCATTTTCTTTCTATGTCGGTGTGGATCCTGCGGCCAAGAAAGATGAGACTGTTGTTGTAGATATCTCACCTAGACAGTGCGGTAAGACCTGCGAAGCACTCAAGAAAGTCAGTAAAAAGCTGGATGAGTCAAACAGAGTGATTGCAAAACAAGAGCGCGAAATCAACAATGTAGCAGAAGAACTCTCATACATGCAGGACAAATGCGCAGGACTTGAAAACGTCAACAAGCACATGAGGGCCAGAATTGAAAAGATCAGCAAAACGATAAACGTTTTGCGCGAAATAAAAGCGCGGCTTTCGCGTCAGCCTATAACGGAATATACCCATGAAAATATAATCGTGCTTATTACTCAGACTCTTGAGGCGGTGAAGCCATGAAAGAATACATCTACAAGGTAACATCAGAGATCATTATAACCAGTAACGAGGATCTGCCGAAGGAACTGCTGGAAGACGCAGAGAGAATGTCGCTGCCTGATACTCCAAGCGTTAAGCTGCTCAAAATGGCTTTCCAGGCAAAAGATGTTGAGTTCGCCGCGAGAGTGAGCAAAGAGGAAAGGGAGGTGGGGGATTAAACTTATACAAGATAGTCTTGATTATAAGATTTACGAAACCATTACGCCATTCAATGAAGGATTAGAAGCTGGTATTAAACTGATAGCTGTCATAACTTTGCTAGATGGCACAGAGATAAGAACATCATGTAGTGGTTATGCAGTGTTAGAGAGAGTAGAAGAAGGTAAAAGGATTTATGGGTTAAGAGGTATACAGTCGAGTGGTGATGAAATGATTGAACAGGTTATGAAACAGGCTGACGAGTTAGTCAAAGAACATTTCAAGGAGGTGTAGTAATGCTAACTGATCATAAAGGAAAGTTCCTTGTCCAAAACAAAGTGAGATACGACGAGCAAGCAGTGATAGAGCTTAGAGAAGCATTTAAGGAGCTTGAGTTCGTACCAATGGTGATAGAACATAAATGGGATCAGAATATGGTTTTGTATTACGGATACTCTCCGCACTTCAAAGAGATAGATAAAGGTACAGAGATCCCTGAGTATAAGTTGCAAGTCACAAAGTCTACAATCGCGCAGATGGTCCGCTGTGAGAACTGTAGAGAGTGTACTTTTGGTATTACTGATGAAGCCGTTTTTGGTAATACTCACTACTGCAATAAACACGGTGAAGTGGAGCCTGATCACCAGTGCGAGTATTTTCATCCGAAGGCCGGAATAGGCGAAACTGAGTACAAGTTTGTGGAGATGTAGGGTGTATTTTACATCTTACACGAATCAAGAGTTATTGAGTCTTAAAGAGTACGGTGTTAAAGAAATACATATTACTCCTAATATGTCTGAGTATTTAGAAGATGTGCTTATTGTTTTAACGACAGGAGAAAATGTTAGAGCCAAATGGGATTTAATGTACGAAATGGATAAATATAGACGTAATCACCCTGTATGGCTTATTTGTCCACCACTTAAAGTACTATTACCCACGTTTAAGCAGGTTGTTGTAGAAGCAATAAGAGAGTTCAGATTGAAGGAGATAGGTTATGGCAAGGATTGACGCAGGTATGGCACTGCAAAAAATAATAAAGCTTTATAGTCAAGAGCTTCAATGTGTACCGTTTGAACCCCCAACAGCTTATTTTTTCCCCGGATCAATGCGCTTAGGTGTCAGAGTGGCGAGTTATCTTAAATGGGAGAGAGTGAGCCACGGCAGGTATAAGACTCATGATGGTGAGATTGTTCAGATTGTTACCCGTACTGAGCAGCTTCGAGGACTTCCTGATGGGACAAGGCTCTATTTAGGCACGCTTTATAGACTTGAACTGAGTGATGATGAGATAAATTATCTTCATTTTAAATTCGACTGCGTACCGTTGGGGATTAGTAATGGCCGTTGAGATATATAACCCGGTCTATAATCAGTATATCTATTTTCTGCATAAAGATAAGCAAGGCAAATGGAAACAGGATGAAGTGTACAAAGGCATGGTTGAAATTGTCGGAGAGCTTGATAGCCTCGCAGGTGTTTGTCACAGTAGAGATGATGGCTATATCTTGATTGTTGCCGACAAGAAGGATATTCCCGTACTTGCTCACGAGTGTCTACATGCTGTCTGCCGCATGTTGGAGTTTAAAGGTATCACTGATATCGAGTCAAACGATAATGAGCCATTTGCTTATGCTCTTGATTGGCTCCTGCGAGAAATACTTAAAGCAAAGTAAAGGTTTTGTGTCATAAGGGTACTGACGTGACACGCGTTTTTTTTATTCAACATATGCTTTGTGTATGGCCAGAAAAAAGAAAGACGACGTGTTATCAGAGGACAAGCCTCTAACACCGCAAGAAAAGCTATTTGTTGACGCATACATCCAAACAGCCAATATCCAGGAAGCTGGAAGAATGGCTAAGTATAAGATGGTCGATAAACAAGCTTATGCTGTCTTTCATCGTCCACGCGTTCAAAAGGCTATTGAGGCCAGACGCGAGGAAATGATGTTCAGGCTCGGCATCAATCCAGAGCGTGTTCTTGCTGAATGGTCTAAAATGGCTTTCAGCGATCTTTCAGAGCTAGTTGAAATCAAAGGCCCGTTAGTATTACTCAAACCAGACGCAGATCTATCCAAACTATCAGAAATCATATGCAATTCAGAAGGCATCAAGTACAAACTCCATGACAAAAAAGCGGCACTCGACGCGATCTCTAAGCATCTAGGTCTATTTGAGAAAGATAACGATCAACAGGTTAAAGGCATTGCGGACGCGATCCGCGAAGCTGCAGCAGCCAGAAAGAAAGGATCAGAGCAATGAGCGCGGCAGTAGAAATCATCAACGATTACGATGCTGCAAAGTACATTGCATCAACATACTTCGATGATCCTGTTGGATATATGCGTGACATTATCGGCGCGGATCCTGATGAGTGGCAGATAGAGGGATTAAATTCTATAGCGAATAATCCTAGAACAGCCGTCAAGTCAGGTCACGGTGTAGGTAAGACATGCTTATCGTCTAGCACTGTTAAGTGGTTTATGGCTACAAGGCCAAACCCTCAGATTATAGTTACAGCAAACACCAAGAATCAGCTCGATACAAAGACATGGAGAGAGCTATCAAAGTGGAATCAAGTATCTCTTGACGGAAATTTCTACAAGCATACAGCTACAAGGTTTTTCTTAAAAGACTCACCAGAAACATCATTCGCATCATCTATCCCCTGGTCGGAAAACAACTCGGAAGCATTCGCAGGAACACACGAAGAATATGTTCTCATGCTCTTCGATGAGGCCAGCGCGATTGCAGACATTATTTGGGATGTTGCAGAGGGAGCAATGACTACTCCTGGGGCCAAGTGGTTAGCACTCGGAAACCCTACCAGAAACAGCGGTAAATTCCATTCGTGTTTCAATTCTATGCGACATCGTTGGAATTGCATAACAGTCGATTCTCGTACCGCAAAAATGGCAGACAAAGCCATTATAGACCAGTGGATCGAGGATTACGGTGAAGACAGTGACTTCGTAAGAGTCCGTGTGAAGGGCGAATTCCCACGCGCAGGATCAAACCAGCTTATACCTACAGACGTTGTGGAGAAGGCAATACGTCGCGTCCTCATTAAAGCAAGATATGAACAGAACCATTTTAGAATTGGTGTTGACGTAGCTCGTTTTGGTGACGACAGATCCGTTATTATTCGCAGACGCGGAAACAAGGTTTATGAGCCTATCGTATTTCGTGGCCTGGATACTATGGAACTGGCCTCAAAGGTTGTCGAGGAATACAGAAATATTCCTGCAGAAGCAATCTTTGTGGACGGTGTAGGCATAGGTGCAGGTGTCATAGATCGTTTAAGACAGCTCGGACTTCCTGCAGTAGATGTACAGGCCGGAGCTGCTGCCAAAGATTCCACTAAATATTCAAACAAAAGATCTGAGATATGGGGCCGCATGGCTGATTGGTTCAAGACCAGCGAACCCGACATACCAGATCATCCAGAACTATACACAGACTTGATATCCCCTGAATACGGATACAACGCTCAGATGCGGATTCAGCTTGAAAAGAAAGACGACATGAAGCGCAGAGGCCTTGCATCGCCGGATATAGGCGACGCTCTCGCGCTTACCTTTGAGGACAACATAATCATCAAAGGATCTGCATCTCGTCGCAACAAAACCATAAGGAAATTTGCATGAGAGATTATACAGAGAACAATGATACTGGTGTTGGTATCGGCGATTCAGTTGGTGTTGTAGTTATCGGAGAGGAATAGCTTCGTAGACGCGAGAAAGCGACACAGGAAGCTAATCAAGCTTTTCAGAATATACCATATATCACACAGCTTGCAGCGCATATCCGCAGATGTTGGGAAGATGCCAAGAACGCAAGAACAACACTCGATCAGCGGCTTAGTAAATGCAAGCAGCAGAGAGATTGACAATACTCACCTGAGAAACTTGCACTCATAGAGCAGCGCGGCGGTACAGCAATTTACATGATGCTGACAGAAGAGAAGTGCGCGGCTGCAGAAGGCTGGATCGAAGACCTTCTTTTTAACCAGGGAAATAAACCATATGACGTTAAAGCAACCGTCATTCCTGATATACATCCAAAACAAATAGAGGCTGTCAGACAGTCTACATTCGGCATTATGCGCAATGAGCTAATGGCTGTAGTAGTCTCACCTCAAGAAGTTAATCAAGCGGCTGAACAGCTCATAGACGAGCTTAAAGAGCGTTTCAAGCAGTTTGCAGATGAGCAGATAGAGTTACTTAAAGATGAGCTTGAAGATCATATCGTTGAATCGAATTGGAAACCAGCGATTCTTGAATTTATTCAGGATTTCTGTACTTACCCGGTCGCATACCTGAAAGGCCCTTACGTCACATTAGATAAAAAGATCAAGTGGGGGTACGGCGGTGTACCTACTATTGAAGAAAACCTCCAGTTTGCTTTTGATCGCGTATCCCCATTTGACATCTATTTCCAGCCAGGATCATCAAGACTTGACGAAGGCTACACTATTGAACGTCACAGGCTCACTCGTGAAGAGATATACAGCTTTATTGGACTAGAAGGCTTTAATGAAGATGCTCTCAGGTCTGTACTCAGAGAGTATGAGTCCGGGCTGCTTACTGATTGGCTGTTTGATATTGAAAAATATGAGCGTCGCGGAATAGATAGCGGCGACAATGTTATTGGTGCAACAAATGAGCTTAAGAACGAGATCCAGGCGATCCAGTTTTGGGGGCCGGTACAGGGATCAAAGCTTATTGATTGGGGCATCGAAGAAGAAATAGACGACGAATTAAAAGACTATCACATAGAGGCATGGCTGATAGGCAGCTATGTCATTAAAGCTATCATCAATACAGATCCACTCGGACGCGCACCTTATCACTCATCATGTTTCAGGAAGAGAAACGGCAGCATACCAGGAATAGCACTACCTGAGATCCTTAATGATGCGCAGGACGCTTGCAACGCTGCAGCGCGCAACATGGTTGATAACATGTCAATCGCCTCCGGCCCTCAAGTTGGAGTTGATACGAACAGCATACCACCGGGTGAAGATGTCACAAACATCTACCCCTGGAAAGTATGGGAGTTTGAAGATACAGGAGGGAAGACTCCTTTATGGTTCTTCCAGCCTAACAGCATGGTTAACGATCTCATGAAGGTATACGAGTTCTTTAGCCTGGAAGCAGACAACAAGTCAGGTATCCCGAAGTATTCATATGGGCAAGGCAGCCAATCAGGTGCGCTCTCAACAGCTACAGGCTTCTCTATGATGATGAACAACGTCACTAAAGGGGTACGCAAGCTAATCACCACTATCGACGGCGACATCATAGAAAAATCAATCCCTATGCTTTATGAAAAGCTCTTGTTCGCCGGTATGCTCGAATATAAAGGCGACATCAAAATCATAGCAACAGGATCAGGATCCATACTTCTTAAAGAGCAAGCTCAGATGAGAAGAAACGAGTTCCTGCAGGTAATCAACTCTAATCCAATCTTTATAAACCTTATCGGCGAGGCCGGTCTTGCTGAGATCCTTCGTAAGATCGCTCACGGCCTAGATATCGACATAGAGCGTTTCATACCAGACGCGAATGAACTCAAAGCAAAACAGCAAATGATGATGCAAATACAGGCCGCTCAAGCTGCACAGATGCAACAGCAAGGCGGACAACAACAAATACCATCACGCGAGGGTAACGCTGCAGGACAGCCAGCCTCCGGTGGTGATGTGAGCATGTACTAATGAAACTTACGAACGAAGAATATGCGGTTTTAAACCAGCTCAGAACGCAGGTTCCAGCTTTCGCCAACATGGTGACAAGACTCCTGGAAGTAGACGTTACAGAGCTGATCAAGGAAGGAGATCCAGAGAAAATCAGGATCTTGCAGGGCCGCACACGAACATTGGGAGAGTTACTTAGCGAGATCAACAGATCTGGCGAGGTTTTAAACAAAATAAGAACACAACAAGAACACCAGCGCAATAAATGACGCTGGCTCAAGGAGTTGTAACAAATGTCAGGATTACCATCAGCCGTTGAAAACATGGAAAGAGAAATCGACTCCATGCTCAATGCGAACAGCAAAAAAGATTCCTCACTAAACGACGATCAGGACGCTGGAGAGTCGCAGGGAGAAGGCAACGGCGCAGAATTAAAAGCAGCCGACGCAGGAGTAGAGGTAGAGAAAGATTCCGTTAAAAAGGAAGACGATACTATACCAGGTCAAAACAACGAAGATGATCCAGATGAAGACACATGGAAGCACAAATACAACGTGCTTCAGGGGAAGTATGAGGCGGAAGTTCCTCGGCTAAGTGCCGAACTTAAAACGCTTAAGAGGCAGTTCAATGAGCTGCAGAGCGTAAATCAGGAGCTTACTGCTAAGCTTGAAGCAAAGCCTGAGATAGAACTTAACCCGGAAGAATACGGCGAATACGGCGACGAGATGAAAAAACTCGCGCAGTACACTGTAGACCAGGCAAAGACTATCGCAGCTCTTAATGCAAAGCTTGAAAATACTTCAAGACAGGTGTCGCAAAGCTCTGAGGCAACAAAACAGCAAAATACGACTTATATGCTTTCACAGCTTAAAGCTGTTGTTCCTGATTGGGAAACGATTAATGACTCGCAAGAGTTTAAATCTTGGCTTGCAGAAGTCAATCCATATACCAGGGCGCAAAGGCAAGTCAGTATCAACGCTGCTGTTGATGAGTACGATCATGAGGCATTGATCCTCATTTTCAAAGACTACCTGAAAGAGAAAGGATTATCAGATGAAAAGGCTAATCAGGAAGCTGATTCAAGACGCAAAAATCTTGAGAAGCAGATTCAGCCTAAGAAAAGACCTGGTGACGCTCCAACGACTGAGAAGATTTTTACAACCTCTGAGATTGACAAGTTTTATACCGAGTCAGCTCAGGGAAAATACACAGATGAAGAGTTTGAAAAGCTTAACGCAGAGATCAATAAGGCCGTCACAGACGGTAGGATCCGCAAAGGTTAATAATACTCTTTAGCTATGCTGTAGATCCTTTTGAGCGGTTCGGAAGATTTGAACAAAATCGGAGGAACCCTAAATGGGAGTAGCAGTAGATTCAGGGCTTACAGCTCTTAGCAATAACTATATACCGCAGATTTACGCGGGGAAACTTCTTGTAAAGTTTTACCGTTCATCTGTTTTCGGTGCAATCGCCTCCACCGAGTACGAAGGCGAAATTAAAAAGTACGGCGACAAAGTGATCATCAGGACAACTCCTGATATCACAATCAGAGACTACACAATCGGCGCAGGTATCACATCCGAGAGACTTGAGCCAGGTAAAGTAGAACTCGACATCGACAATGCTAAATACTTCAACTTTGGAATGAACATCGTTGAAGAAAAGCAGATGGATGTAAACGCCGTAGAGAAATGGTCTGCAGACGGCGCAGAGCAGATGAAAAACGCAATCGACGTATCTATTCTCGCGAATATTTACGCTGATGTGGCAGCTGCTAACAAAGGCGCAACTGCTGGAGCTATCTCAGCAAACATCAATCTCGGTACAACCGCAGCTGATGGATCAAACGCAGTAGCAATTACAAAGGCAAACGTAATAGACAAAATCGTTGAATGCGGCCAGATCCTTGACGAGCAGGATGTTCCAGATACAGGCAGATGGATTGTAATCCCTGCTTGGATGGCTACAAAGCTTAAGACTTCTGACCTTAAAGACGCTTCTATCACTGGTGACGGAAAGTCTCCTCTTAGAAACGGTCGCATCGGTATGATCGACAGATTCGAGGTCTTCGTGTCTAACAACGTAGCTAAGACTACAGAGACAGCAGTTGCATGTTTCAACGTAGTTTTCGGCGTGAAGCAGGGCCTTCTTTTCGCTTCTCAGTTTACTGAGAGCAGAATGGTTGACGATCCTAAAGAGTTCCAGAAACTCATCCAGGGTCTGCAGGTATACGGATATAAGGTTGCAAAACCTGATTCTCTCGGCCTTCTGTACTGCAAGTACGGTACTGAAGCATAAGAACCAATAATAACGGGAGCGGGTGTTTAGCGTCCGCTCCTGTTTTTTAAATCACTGGAGGTAAGTGAAATGGCTGAAACGAGATACTTAAGAAAAAGAGGAACAAACGAGATCTTCGTCTGGACTCCTACTTTGGAAAAACGAACAGACATGGTTGAGGTAAAGGATCCATTCGGTAAGTGCGTTGAAGTCGAAGAGACTGTAGAAACAGCAGCACCTGCGGACAATACCCCTGAAAAAGAAGTAAAAGACTCTACTGTTGTTACCGTGACAGCTCTTCCAGCAGCAGAAGTCTTAGAAACTCTCACAAACGCAGAACTTAAAACTATTCTGGATCCGTTTGTAGAGACAAAAAACCTGAAAAACAAGGCTGCACTTCTCAATGCTGCTGAATCAGTAAGAGAACAGCTTAAATAATACGAGGTAAAGACAGATGCAAGCGCAAGATATTATAACAAAAGTACAAGGCATTTTGCTTGATTCAAGCGGTGATCGCTGGCTTGATACTGAGCTTCTAGGATACCTTAATATGGCTATCAAGCAGACTATCATATTGAAGCCTGATGCAAGCACAAAAACCGAAGCAGTACAGCTTGTATCTGGAACAAGACAGTCTTTGCCGGCAACAGGATATCAGCTCATAGATGTTATCCGTAACATGGGAGCTGATGGAAATACACCAGGCAGGATAGTTAGACTTCTTAGGCGACAAACTCTCGATAACAGTGATCCTGATTGGCACACAACAGAAAATGCTGTTGTGCAGCATTACACATATGATGAGCGTGAACCTAGAAACTTTTATGTTTACCCTGGCCAACCAGCAACACCATCATATGTAGAACTTGGATACTAATACTTTCCTGCAGAGCTTACAGCTACTACAGATAGTGTTCCTCTTGGTGCTGAATATGAGGGCTGCTTGCTGGATTATATGCTTGCAAGAGCGTTTATGAAAGACGCAGACAATCCTTCATACCAGCAGAGAGCTATTACACATATCAACTCTTTTACTCAGGCTCTTGGAGCGCAGGATAAGGTTGAGCAGATCAATAGTCCTAACATCATAGAAAGGACAATCGGAGCATAACAGTGATAGATTTAACAACGTACAGACCGGATATATACAACGAAGTAAACGGATGCTCTGACATTGCTATAGACCGTTCCGTTGTTGAAGCTGTCAAAACCTTCTGTCTTGATACATGGATCTGGACAGATGAAATACTTATAAACGTCACGGCTGGCACAGATGAATATAGTCTTGCCAGCTCTGACGATACAGTTATTATCCATGCGATCAGAGAAGTGAAAGACGAAAACAACAGGTCATTTGCAGCATACGACTACTCAAGAACCAGTGAGACTATCACACTTGATTCAGTTCCTACTCAGGATTACACACTTAAATTTACTTGTGTTTACATTCCAAAGATAACAGCGACAGCGATCCCTGATTTCTTTGAAGAGTGGCGTGATGCAATAACCTTAAAAGCAAAACAAAAGCTTTATATGCAGCCTAATACAGCATGGTTTAACCCTGGTAATGCTCAAGCTATGGAGATCTTATATGTTCCATATAAAACAAGAGCAAAGCGGCTGATCAGTAAAGGATACAATACGCGTCCGCATATGGTTAGTATGCCGCGTTTCATATGATGAGAGGGTAAAACATGGCAAAGAATACAGTTGTTGTAACCAGGGCCTATGGTGACAGCGCAAAGAACGATAAGCTTAATAACGCAGAACACGACGCAAATATAAACAATCTTAAGGCGACGGCTGATGAGGCACACGATATAGCATCTGCGGCAGTTCCTAAAGTCACATCCACAGACAATGCTATTGTGCGGTTTGACGGCACAACAGGTGCGGTGAAGAACTCGGCTCATACAATTAGTGATTTAGGCGAGTTATACATTAATTGTGCAGGTGGCGATGCTATAACTATCGAAAAAACAACAACCGAGCCAACAGTAAGATTGAAAGGTGACGCAGATACCGACTTTGTAATAGGCATACAAGGCACTGAATTTGTAATTTCACCTAATGACGGTTTGGCTAAACTGCTTGTTATTAATCAAAACGGGGATATTGGCTGTGGCATGTCGCCTAATTATAACTTACACCTGTTAGATACCACAGATGTAGGTATACAGTTAACGAAAGCCGGTGTTTTAGCATCAAGAATATCACAGAAATCGTCTGGTCTTGTTTTAGGCTGTGACACTGGAGACGGGGACTCTGATTCTTTTATTTTAGACTCAACAGGAAATCAGAGAGTTATTGGGGGCATAGACGCAGGGTTTAACGGAACGGATTTTGCGACTGCGGCTAAAGCTATTTCAGTATGGAATGGAGATGCAACAACTTATGTGCAGATTGTATCAAGAGATACAAATTCAACTGCGTCAGTTTTTGAGCATACAGCTTTAGGGTCTGCTCGCTCAAAAATTCTTTCTAATGGAAGTTTTCAATCAGCGACAAATTCATATGGGGCTCTGTCCGATGAAAGACTCAAAGAGAATATAACAGACACGTCACCAAAACTTGATAAATTAATGCAAGTTAAGGTGCGTAATTTTAATTTTATAGGCGATGATCTAAAACAGCTTGGCGTTATCGCTCAGGAAATCGAGCAAGTGTTTCCATCTTTAGTTTACGAGACAGAAGACACTATAAAGACCGAAGTCAAAAAGACTCGTGAAGTCGGCGGGAAAATAGAAGAGTACACCGAAGTCGAAGAGCAAAAAACGGGTGAAACAACAAAGAATGTTAAATACTCCGTGCTCTATATGATGATGTTAAAAGGTATGCAAGAACAGCAAGAGATTATTAATGCACAAGAAGAGAGGCTGAAAAAACTTGAAGCTAGGCTTGACGCTCTTGAGGGTGGTGCTTAATGAAACTCAGATTCGTATACGGGATACTGCCTGTATTAATATTCGCTATCAAGCGGAACATCCACATGGATGCTATGACTAAGTGGTTTATCATTCCATATATCATCATAGAAGACGAGGATTACAACAATAAAGATCTACTCGTCCACGAACTTACCCATGCCAAGCAAATGTACAAAGGTCTAGTTCTCTTTTATTTCATACGCAGATGGGCATCCCACAACTTCATACTCAAGTGTGAACGTGAAGCATATAAAGCTCAAGGGCTTTCAGATAAAGATATCAGTATGAAACTACTAAAATATTAACGAGGACAATTATGCCAGAGTAAATAGAGCGAATATCTGACAGAGTAAGCGATTTAGAAAGCAATATGGGCGAACTAATAACTCTAGTTAAAAAGATTGAGCAAAGAGATGAAAAAAGAATCAGTGCTATATCTGAACTGCTTTCCGATCAGAAGGTTCAAACAGAGGTTATGAACGGTATTAAACGCTCAATCGATGCGCTCGTAAGCTCACAGGAAGCGATATTCAAGGTCGGTCTGCCGATATGCGGTGTCAGAGGCGTACAGATAGAAAACATGGCAAGCAAAATAATAGATATGGAAAAAAAGCTTGAAGCAAACGAGAAGTCACACGGACACATTTACGGCTACATCAATAACCGTATTTATTGGATAGTCGGCGGAGCGTTTGCTATAGGCAGTGGTCTGCTTATCTATTTCCTCACACACGGGGGCGCGAAATGATAAAGAAACTCAGAGATTTTATAATACTTAACGAAGGATTCAAGCTTAAACCATACAGATGCACTGCTGGTAAAATGACTATCGGAGTGGGGTACAACTACGAAGATAGAGGATTTACCACAGAGGTACTTACAGCCATTCTTAATGAAGGCTTCACTGAGGCCCTAGCGTACTCTCTCCTTGAAGATGATATGGATATGTGTATCTCGGCATTGCGTGATACTTACGTTTGGTACAGCCAGCTTGATGAAGTCAGGATGATAGCTGTAACAGATATGTTTTACAATCTTGGTGCTGATAGGTTCAGCAGGTTTAAGAAAATGATAAAAGCTTTTTAAGAGAGAAACTACCAAGAGGCAGCAAACCAGGCTATTGATTCTGCTTGGTATCACCAGGTAGGAGATCGCAGTAAGCGTATTGTCTATATGATAAGAACAGGTAAGTGGGGTGAATGAATGGACTTTAAAGATGTTGCAATAAAAGCAGGACTCGGATTCGTTACTGGCGGTCCTTTCGGTGCTATAGCTGGCGCGCTATCAGAAGCATTACCCGGTATAGCAGGAAAAGTAACAGAAAGCAGCAAGGACTCTATACTTGAGAAGGCTGTTGATATCGGTCGCAATGTAATTGGAATTAAAGATGCAAGCGTGAGTGATATTGCTACAGCTCTAGTCGGTAATCCTGAGTTTGCTCATAAATACAAGCTTGCTTTAATAGAGCAGCAGACAGAATTTGAGCGGATCCAACTTGAAAGAGAAAAATTAAATGTAGAGAATACGAAAGACGCAAGATCTATGCAGAAAGAAGCACTTAACCAGAATGACGGGTTTAGTAAACGTTTTATATATTATTTCGCTACAGCATGGTATGCATTTTGCATGACCTATATAGCATTTATAACATTTGCTCCAATACCAGAAGCAAACCAACGTTTCGCAGACACAATACTTGGCTTTCTGCTCGGAACAGCTATGGCAGGTATTCTAACTTATTTTTTTGGAAGTTCTCACGATACAGCGAAAACTACTGACGCAATGTTAAAGAGGTGATGCATGGGATTACAAAACGCTAATGGTGATTGGGTTGACGACATAACCGACTCTCTGCTTACTACAGATCATGCTCATCATGAAATACATACCGGCAACCACTGGTTTTCTAATGTTGTAGATAAAGCATTAGCAAACGGAGGGAAGATTAACCTTGTTTTCAGTGTTGATGAAACTACAGATCTTACCCATATGATAATGTATGCTCGATCTCTCGGAACATGCGAGATTGAGTTTTACGAAAATCCAACTGTTGGTGGAGATGGAACGCCTGTTGAGGTTCAAAACAGACGTAGAGATATGCACGGAGTAATTACTGGAGCAATAACAGCGACAACCGGGCATACTTCTATCACAGGCGGGACTTGGCTTGATACTTCATGGGTAGGATCTAATGGAGTAGCAGGATCTACTGGCGCAGGTAATGATAGAGCCTCATTAGAGATACTTTTAAAGCCAGGATTTAAATACGCAATCATTCTTGAGAATATTTCAGGATCATCCGCAAGAGCACTTGTTGGTGGAGATTATTACAAACACAACACGGATTGGCACAATAAAATACAAGGTAAATAAGAATGAAAATAGCAGTATCAGCGTTTGCAGCAGCAAGACCAAAGATAGCAGAACATCTTATCGCTAATAATGCGTCTACTGAGGCTATAAATTGCGATTTAAGGCGCGGTTTACTTGAGGCAATGAAAACCATTGCGAACGCAGCAAACTTGTCTAATTCGGCCGCTGTGACTGTATATGATATGGGTGCAGCCTATATCAGCTTTAATGGCGATGTTGATATTGTAGATTCATTCGTTTATGACACAAATGGAAGAATATACTATACAGGCGACGGGATCCCGAAGCAGACAGACGCAAGTTTGGCATTATCTGGTGGAGATCCTGCTGCTTATCCTGGTGACTATTATAAGCTTGGGCTTCCGAAACCTTCTACTCCGCTCACAATATCTTTACAAGGCACACCTGCGGCAGATGCAGACATAAGCCATACAACAGCCTATACCTACACTTATGTAACTGGATGGGGTGAAGAGTCGGAGCCGGCAGACGCTACTGCGGCTATTGATGTGTATGTCGGCCATGATGTTTGGCTTAGTAATTTTGCTACTACAGACACTACAGACTTGAATATTACTCATTTCAGGATATACAGGGTAGCTAATGGTAATCTAAACGCAGAGTTCCAATTCGTTGCAGATGTAGGTTATCAGGCCTCGCAGTCTTACCATGACCAGGTATCTGACTCAGATCTTGGTGAAGTATTGCCAACAGAAGGTTGGACAGCTCCGCCGACAGATCTTCAAGGTCTTCGTCAGTTTGCAAATGGTATTCTTATTGGTTTCAGAGATAACGAGCTTTACTTATCAAAACCATTTATTCCGTATGCTTTTCCAGAAGAATACATACAGAAGATTAATCATACTATCGTTGGTCTTGGATCATACGGTAACGCAACTATCGTACTTACAGACGAGCTTCCATATATCGCTTCCGGTACAGATCCTGAGTCAGTAATTATTTACCCTATGCAGTTTAATCAAGGCTGTGTATCAAAGAAAAGCATCGTTGACTCTCCTATGGGTGTTGTTTTCGCATCACCAGACGGCCTTTGCTTGGCTACTGATGGAACAGTGACAAAGATAACAGAAGGCTTTTTAACTAAGGAACAGTGGCAAGCATACGATATCAGCAATCTTATAGGCTTCTACCATGAACAGCGTTACTACGGTTTTTTTAGCGGCTCTAACGAAGGGATAATAATAGATCAGAGTGGTGTTGTAGAGTTTACAATATCTGGCATAACTGCAGTATATGGCGGATACGTTGATACTGCATCTGACACCATAAAACTTGTATGTGATGTAGATGGAACAAGGAAAATAGTAGATTTTAATTCAGGAACAACTCCATTGTCTTATACGTGGAAGTCAAAGCACTTCATCATGCCTGATGATATAAGCTTCTCGTGTGGACAGGTGCTTGGTGATTTCAGCACATACACATCAACATTGAAGATATATGCAGATGAAACTTTAGTGAAAAGTTTATATGTTACAGGCGCAAGCATATTTAGGATACCAGCTAAAAGAGGCAAGACTTGGCGTTTTGAGATAACAGGACAGGCTCCTATCAAAACCGCAACAATCGCAACATCTATAAGCGAGTTATGATATGGCTAAAACTACATTACAAAATGTACCTTCAAATATTACAGATCAGCAGTTAAGACAGTTTCTAACATCATTAAGAAACCTGGTAGAGCTGCGCGAAGGCCAGAGAGGAACAGGTGATGAACAGTTTATAACAGCAGGTAGACTTAGAGAGCTTGGGATAAACCCTAACAACGTATATGATCTTACAGAGATACAGACAACAGGTTCAGCATGTACAAAAGTTCCGCAGCCTCCACGTAATCTTGTTATTCAAAATAGAATATTTTCTAACTATCTTACTTGGGATCTGCCAGAAGACGATACTGTTGTTGCTACTGAAATATGGAGATCAGCAACATCAAGTAGATCTGACGCAAAAATGATAGGACTTGCAACTATCCCTGTCTCTGAATTTCCAGACAAAGGAATAGATCTTCGTGTTGCTTACTATTATTGGATAAGGACAGTAACAAAGAACGGGTGTTATTCTGTTTGGGAACCGTCAGACGCTCAAGGCGGATATCTTGTTGATTCATCCGAGGGTATAAGCATTCAAGAAATGCTTACATTGCTTACAGGTAATATATCAGAAGATCAGCTTGTGCAGACGCTTCTTGATCGTATAAACCTTATAGACACTTCAAGTCTTATTTTTAGCGAAGATATCATGGAAGAAGATATATATGGCGGAGCAATAACAAATGTAATAGATATTGGTCGTTACACTCTTGATAACATAAACAATATTGAAGAGTTATTCGGCTTGAACAATGACAGGATACTTGACTTACAGGCTCTTGAGGCCGCAGTAAGTGAGTTTGCTGCAAATGATTATTATCCAGGACAAACATATATTGAAGGAAAGTATGTTAGGTATGGCGGCATAGTCTACAAGGCTAAGATAGATGTTCCAATAAATACTCCACCACCAAACGCAACATATTGGGAAGAGTCTCCAGATATCGTTACTCTCGTTTCTAACGTTGAAAGCCGTGTTGATACTCTTGAAGGAGAGATAGTAAATAAGGTAGATCAGATTGATTACGATACATTGAACAATACTGTAATAGCACATGGAACATCTATTACCCAAAATGCAAACTCGATAACCAGTAAGGCCTCTCAAACAGACCTGTTGCTTGTAGAGGGTATTGTATCTGATCACACAACAGCTATTGAGCAAAATGCCACAAGTATTTCTCTGTCTGCAAATGCTATCACAGGTCCTATTACTTTTCTTGAAGATATTTATGATGATGAAGTCTTTGTTTTAAACCCTAGTGATGTTGTTGGTGTTGATACAAGAGTCACACGCGCTCAGATAGTTATAGATGAGCATGAAGGGATACTTCTGCAGCACACCGATACTTTAATAAATCTAGATGGCGACATAAGATCTGCTGAGTCAAGCATACAGGTTCTTTCTAATGCAGATGATGTTTTGCAGTCACAAATTAATCTTAAAGCGACAATAGAAGATCTTAACGGTTTAGATATTAGAGTTGGCGGAGCAGAAACAACTATATCTACCTGGAACGATCCAGCAACAGGCTTGCAAGCTCAAATAAACGACAAGGTTGCTATAGCTACTTATAATGGCCTAGACGCCAGGGTTGGCGCAGCGGAGTCAACTATCACAGCTTGGGATGATCCGTCAACAGGTTTAGGTGCGCAGATACAGGATCGCGTTGAGATACAGACTTATACTGACGATCAAGAAGCTCTTGATACACGAATTGGACAGGCAGAGACAACTCTTGACACTCACGAAACAGAGCTAGGAACCATACAGTCAGAATGGACTGTAAAGCTTAACGCAAATGGACAGGTGGCCGGAGTAGGGCTTATAAGCGACGAAGTGATCGGATCTGAGTTTGTTGTACTTGCAGATAAATTTCTTGTCGTAAAGCCAGATGGAACCGGAACAGCGACACCTATGTTTGTTGTTGGTGATATCGACGGAGTAACAGCCGTCGGAGTACACGGTAATTTAATTATAGACGGAACCATTGCTACAAGACATATCGACGCGCAGAGTATTACAGCAACGCATATAGGAACCAATGAGATTATCGCAAACTCAGCGAATATAAAGGATGGTATAGTTACAAATGCAAAAATTACAAATCTTGATGCTACTAAAATAACAACCGGAACTCTTGACGCTGGAAGGATCGGAGCTACATCTATAACCGCAGACAAGCTAGATGTTGACGGCGCAACCTTCAATAACGTTACTGTTAAAGGAACTGTCGATTCAGCTCAAATTAAGTCCTCATATTTCGATGTAGGCGATCTTAAGATACTAACGGAATCTGGAGGCGGTCGATACTGCTCTATTATTGCTAGTAATAATACCGACTTCTCTTTATCTGGAACCTCGTTTACTGTTACGGTTGATACAGATGCTTTTTATGCATCAGGAGAAGGATCTGGATACAACTCAAAAAGGGTCGCAAGGACTTCTCAGGTTTACAATATTTCCATATTAGGAAGCAATAATAATGTTAATCAACTCAGGGTCAAAACCTACTACTCTATCAATAACGGTTCAACATGGAATCTTATAGACACCAAAACGGCTACAAGTATTTTTATTAATAGAATATTTAATTATACCCTGAACGCATCAAGCGGACTGATAAAGTTCAGGGCTGTTTTTGATACAGTTCCTGGCAATGTGCTTGGTAATGGTGACTATTCTATTAGCGTAAAGGCTATAAACCTTTAAAACCAAGACTTACAATATTGTCAATATACAGGAGGCTACGATGCCTAAATTTGACATAATATTACACACAGACAAAACACCAGAAAGAGTCCTTGTGGAAACATATGAGAGAATGATTGCAGATAGATCCCTTGATGCGTTCTTTTTCAATGGAACTGGCCGAACATATGAAGAGTTTTATAAAATGCTTAACGATATAAATAATATCGTTTATTTCGGGTTTATAGATCACAAGCTTTCAGGTATGTGTTGGCTGAATAGTTTCAGGCAAAAATCAGCATACTTACACCCTGTGGTATTTTCTGATGCCTGGGGAAAGAACTCTGTAGAGTTAGGCAAGAGATCTCTTAAAACTATATTTGAATTGAAAAATAAGAACGGAGAATATATACTAGAGTTGCTTCAAGGCTTGGCTCCAAGCGACAATAAGCTCGCTGTCAAATACCTTCAGAAGTGCGGTATGAATATTCTTGGCGAACTGCCAAATGCTTTTGTAAAGCATGACGGATCGGTAGTTTCAGGAATACTAGGCTATTGCACAAGACAGGAGGTATTAATATGCCAGGCGGCGGCGGATCAACAACATCAACATCAATATACTACGAGTATAATGACAGGCTGGCTTCAATCTATGAAGCGCAGCAAGCAATGGCGGATAAGTATTTCCAGTTTTGGGAATCAGATTATAAGCCATTTGAACAAGCACAAATAGAGGCCAACCAACAGCTCTTGCCGGAGCAGACGGGCTTACAGCTTGATTCTATCAAGTCTGCGTCAACACTTCTACCATATCAAACAACCAATGAGATTGCAGGGTTAAACTATACTACAGGGGCAGCTCAAGACAAACTGAACCAGCTTAAGATCAGTGAGCCTGTTGTCCAGGAATACTACACTCAAGCACTTAAAGGCGTTGACGTTGGTGGAGAGATGAATAGAGCGCAAGCAGATATCCAGCAGCAGATCTCAAACCAGAAGGACCAAAGCATAAGAGACGCATCCAGAATGGGTATCAACGTCAATTCAGGATCTTTCCAGAAGAACCTTACAAACACACTTGATAACGCGAAGGCCACAGCCGGAGCTAGAAACCAGGCATACAGAACTACAAAAACCGATAACTTTAACAAGCTTAACTCTGCTATGCAGATGAGGGGGTAATTAATGCAGTACGGTATAGATATTAATAGACTTAACCAGGTTGAGAACCCATTCAGTAAAGCATCAGCTACTATGCAAGGTGCAGGTGGCACAGCAGGTAACATGATGAGGGCAGAGAAAACAACCACAACACCTCCGGGGAAAACTATAGGCGGTGGGATAATGTCTGCTGCTGGAATGGGAATGTCTGGAGCGATGATAGGCGCGCAGATAGGATCAGTAGGTGGCCCTATGGGTGCTGCGATAGGTGCAGGTGTAGGTACGCTTGCATATTTCTTATCATAACGGAGGATTAGACAATGCCAGATAAATGGGGAAGACCTACAATAGACGACGGCCTGGACATGGCTTTAAAGTCAATGAGCCTGAAAAACTCAATGCAGAAAAATGAAGAGTACGGGATCAAGAAGCAGGATCGTGAAGACTATAACACTGCAATGCAAGCAAACGCAGATATTGATGCTGTTACTTCAAACGGTGGCGAAGCTCCCTCTATGAAAAAACAATATGAGGGCGTTCTAAATACTCCACAAGGCATAAAAGCCTCTAAGGACTATACGGACTTTCAGTCAAGCAAAATAGATCTCAAAAACAAGCAGCAGGTGCAGCAGAACGCAGCAGATCTTAGAGAGATAGACGAGATCGGAGCGCAGATGTTCCAGAACTCACAATCAGGAAATGAACTGCTTGCAGGGATAGATAATTGGAAGAATCTTTCAGCTCTAAAGCGTACTCAAGCTCAAGCTCAATATGCGAAATACAAGCTTGGAGATGTTGAAACTCAGAATGCTGTTGGTGAACAGAGAGCAAAGGCAGCTAAAGTTTATGTTAAAAACATAACTGACGGTGTTGCCGCAGCTCGGAATATGTACTCGCAAGGTAATATAGATGGCGCAAACAAGGCAATCGTCAATGTTACAAAACAAAATAATTCTCAGTATTATGCAGATATAAACCCTGACAATCCTAGAAAGTTAGATGTGTATTTTGATAATCCGTATGATAACGAACCTCCGAAATTAATGCAGACTTCTGACACAAACGAAGCTCTTAAGTATCTTGAGAACATAACAGAGGAACAACATGCTAAAGAGTTTTTCAATACTCAGCAGTTGGCAATAGAATTTAACACTAAAAACGCACTTAATCCAACAGTCTGGAAGAACGGAAAGAACCAGATTGACGTTGTTAAGCAGATTAATCCAGAGACTCATGCTCAGGAGTTTCATGTCTACTCAGGTAATGAACACCAAGTTTTTGGTAGTATCGATAAGATCAGAGAGAGTTACAAAGGCTTTAAACCTGAGAATCTCGAAAGAGAAAAGAAGGTTGCGGACGTTTCAAAAGCGGAAGCAGACGCAAGGCTTAAGGGCTCACAGGCAGACTATTACGAAGCTAATAAGCGCACGTCTGCTGCAGCTGGCAAAAAGGAAGATCCGGTATCTAAACAGGTTGCTGAATTGATTAAAGATTTCAGAAGTAAAGATGATACTTACGACATGTTAAGCGAAGCTGAGATTATGGGTATGATAAAGAAAGATCCTATATTCAAGGTTAGATATCGCGACATTCTGAAACAGATCAAAACTGGAGAAGTTAATAATCCTGAAAAACCTAAACCGGACGAAAAAAAAAGACCTTCTGAAAGCCCGACTTCTTCTGAACTGAAAAAGCAGATCGATGATGCAAAGAAAGGCGGTATAGATATCGCAGCTCAACGCCGAGCAAATGGCAATCAGCGGATGAAAAATAGAATAACAGAACTTGAGGAAGAAGAGAATAGACTTAACAATATCGGATTAGCAAGATAATACAGGAGTGTTAAATGGCTGGCATAGATCAAGAGATAACAGAACTTGAGGCAGAATTAGGGTTTAACGAAACAACTCAGGACGATATAGACGCTGACATAGAAAACCTTGAAAACCAGCTCGGCATATCCGCTCAGAATGAACCGGAGTATGGTATTAAAACTCCTGTACCTGTAGAGGATGGAGGCTTCTGGAAAACTGCCGGAGATATCGGCGCATCACTTGCAAGAGTTCCTGAACAAGCGGCCGCGACGCTTTACAAAGCCGGAGATGAACTTATCGGCGGTATCGAATACGAAGATTTTATTAACGGTGATTTCGCATCAAAAACCGCAGAATCATACGCCAAGATGATAGATGAACGCGGAAGCAACGTGTTTACCCGCGCCGGACAAAACTTAGGTTATTCAGCTTCAACAATGGGAATATCTCTTCCAGCAGGTATAGCTGGCGGCATAGTAGCCGGCCCTGCAGGTGGCGCAGCTGCATCGGCAGCAACAGCAGGTGGCATATCGTATAACGCATCCAAAAACGACTTTATGCGCATGACTCTTGACGCGCTTAATGATGAGTTTAAAGAGATCGACGGCCGCAATATGGATCGTCAGGAGTTTGAAAACGCAAAAGCACTTATAGAAGACAAAGCATCGTCATATGGATTATGGGAAGCTCTTCCTGAGGCTATGGGTGGCGCATTCTTTAACTCTATTGTGTTTAATAAACTCGGATCTATCTTTGGCGAAGGACTTAAAGCAAGGATCGCAAAGAAAGCCGCATCTCTTTACGGTGAAGAGTTTGCAACAGAAACAATCACTCAGGTTGGGCAGCATAATGTTGAGGCAACAGTCGGCGATAAGCGTTCAGAAGACATGAAGCAAATGTCTTTCACATCTCCATCTGATTTGTTTGAAGCATTTAAAGAGATAGCTCCCGACACAGCAATTACTACAACATTTCTCGCCGGTCTTGGTGGTGCGACAAGCAAGCTGCACGACTATTATGTTGATAAAAGACAAAAGAAAAGAGACAAGATACTCCAGGATAAGAAAGACGCTATTGCAAGCGACATTCGTTAAGCTGTGGACAATGGCAGCATGGATCCGCAGACTATCCCTCAAGATATAATTGATGAATTTGGCCTGGAAGAATACAGAGACATGAACCTGTTTGATAACAGCGATGATGATTCCGGTGATAATCCTGGAGGCGGCACTACTGCACCTAAAGACGAAGAAACAATGATAACCAGGGCTGATGATGTTTCAATGCCCGGTTTACGCCGTGACCTTGAATCAAGATTAACAAATACAGACGAAATGCGAACAGATGTTTCCCGTGAAACAGATAAAGCCATAGAGAGTCCTGTAGCAGCAGATAATCCGCAGAACATGGAAACACCAACGGAGCAGACCAAAGAGCCAGTTGAAGCCGATACTGCTGCTATAGACACAGTAAACGACGATATGCCGACAGGCGATATTGAAGCAGAGATAGAACAACTTGAACAGGATCCTGAGGTACAGGCAGCACTTGGTATTCAAGACCAAAACGTTGACGGCAACAAAATGGTTGACAATGAAGTTGTCAAAGAAACTGGAAAAGTTGACAATGCAGAAGCGACAAGTACAAAAAATCAGGAAATTTATACAGATCAGCCAGAAGGCAGGTACAAGGTTGGATCTACAATGCCTGTTAAGGGCTACGCTGACGACGTTACTATAGAGAAATATAACGGAGATCAAACGTATGAGACAGTAAATCCAAACGGAGCAAGAAAGACAGTACATGAGTCTGAGTTTGCTCCAAATCTTGCAGAAATGTCACCGCAGGAGCTTGCTGATCATTACAAGGAAGGTTACGGCGAAGAAGCAGAATCAATGCTTAAGTATGATGCCGGAGGCTTTAAGACTCAAAACAGATTCGCAAAAAACAATAAACGTCCACGCTTTGAAGAAGCGATAGATCTGTTCAATACACAGCCAACTACCGAGGATTCCTCTGCGGCTCCAACAGTCAACGATGATTTGACAGTTGAAACTAATATAATAAGTGACGATCTGAAAGAGGGTGACAGAGTTAAGATAGCCGACGGCCGAATAGGTGTTATAGATAAAGATGTCGGTGTTTTTGATGAAAAGAAACTCCACACTGGAGAAACACGTCGATTCAATATGTATGATATCAAGCTTGATGATGGAGCCAGGACAAGTCTTTCTGGCGCGATGATGGTTAAGCTCGATGATATCGCAACTGATAACAACAAGACGGAACAAGATACTTCACAACCAGAGCTGACTATCGAAGATTACAGCGAAAAGTCTATTATCGTTCGCGGTAACACAAAAGACCACATGGACAGGATTAAAGCTGTAGGCGGCGCACTCTGGAATAAGAAGGCCGGAGGCTGGATATTCTCGAAAAAACGCAAAGACAAAGTTGAAGATGATCTCTGGGATCTTGTTCATGGCCCCGTTAAGCCTATAGAGGATATGAACGAGCTTATATTTGCCGGTCTGCCTGAAAGGTATCCTGTACTTAAAAAGACAGATATACCTAAACGTATTGATCGCCTTGATCAGCTTGAGCGTGATCTGCAAAACGCAGAGCTTAAGGAAGAGACAGCAAGAGTAATGCTTGGTGCTATTGATGCTGTTGAGAATGGACTCACGGCGCAAAAGATTAAAAATTCACCTGACTATGAGCAGATCAAGAAAGAGGCGAAAGTTTTTCTTGATGAATATAGAGAAACAGCGGAAGCGCACATTAAGCCGGAACGCAAAGGCCCCGATATAGAAGTGGCCTATGTGGGCGATAAAAAGGGCGCAGAAGCAGAAAAGGTCAAAAAGAATATCGAAGATAAGATACAGGAAAAAGTCTCCGGAGAGCGCGATATTTCTGATCCTATCGGTAAGAATATAAAGGGAAAAGACATATATGAGGATGAGCGCGGAGTGCGTTCATATAAAGAAGATAGGTTCCTTGTGAGTGAGTCTGTTGCAGTTATACCTGGTCGTGGATATGCCGCCAAAACACAGGATGAAAGGATCAGTGAGCAAAGTTTTGATTATCTCACAACTGATGAAGTTGAGGCGGCCGGACTAAATAAGACAGAAGAACAAAAGGAAGCTGAACAGGATGAATTTATACGTTCAATATTCGGCTTTAAGAAAGGCGCAAAGTCTACTCAGTTTAAGATTGGCGACAAGTCTGTAGAGTTACACATAAAAGAGCCTGGTAAAATCTCATATTTCAAGACTGCACCAAAAAGAGCTGATAGAAGCTGGATTGATACCGATCTTGCTGATGAAAACTTCCATGTGGGGTTAGGTCGAATAGAAAGAGCGGCCGGCCTGCAGATGGGAGAACTGTACGGTCATGTTCTTGAGAAGGCATACGAACTCGGCCAGTTTGACAGGCTTAATTTCAGGTCAGAAGAAGACAAGCAGAAATGGCTTGATAGAGTTGTAAAAAACATTGCAGAAAAGCCTGAAACGTCCGATAATAAAGATATAAAGGAGAATGAAGATGAGCTTTTACAACGAAGCACTGGATCACATGAGAAAGTATCAGCCGAACAAGTATCAGATACTCAAGAGACAGGGGAAACTGGAAGAGTATCTGGAGAACGTGGAGCAGGAAGTATACGAGATGATGGATACGATAGAGGATCAGATGATACAGAACTTCGGGGGACACAAAGCACTGAATCAACTTCCGTTCATGGAGAAAGCGCAGAAGAGAGGGGAGTTTCATCAGGTAGCACTGGAGACAGCCAGACACGATCTGATACTACTTCCGGAAGAAACGGACTGGACGGACGGTCCGGAAACTACCGAATAACCGAATCAGACGAAATAGGCTCCGGCGGGGCCATCACTAAAGCCAAAAACAATCTTGCAGCAATCAGACTTATTAAACAGCTTGATGAAGAGAACCGTCAAGCTACGCCAGAAGAGCAAGCTATCCTTGTTAAATATGTTGGGTGGGGCGGTCTGGTTAACATGTTTCCATCTACAGGAACCTATAAAGACGGATGGGAGAAATACGGCGAAGAGCTGAAAGAGCTACTCACTAAAGAAGAGTACGAGGCTGCAAGACGAAGCACTATAAATGCACATTATACCAGCGAAGACGTTATAAGCTGGATATGGGATACACTCGGACAGATAGGCATAAGCAAACCTAATGGTAAAGTGCTTGAGCCAGCTATGGGGGTAGGCCATTTCTATGGACTGAATCCTAATAGTAATCAAAAGTTATTCGGGGTTGAGCTTGATCCGATATCCGGAAAGATATCACAGCAGCTTTATCCTGATGCAGATATCAGAATATCTGGTTTTGAAAACGTAACATTTCCTGAAAATTTCTTTGATATTGCAGTCGGTAACGTGCCATTCGCAGATATAAAACCATATGACAAGAAATATAACAAGGGCAGCCGCCTTTCATTACATGACTATTTCTTTAACAAGACACTCGCGCTAACAAAGCCGAATGGTGTTGTGGCCTTTATTACAAGCCGCTATACGATGGATAAGCTTGATACTAAATTCAGAGAGGCTTTGTCAAAAGAAGCTGATATTGTTGGGGCCGTGAGACTACCAAACACAGCTTTTAAAGGTATTGCTAACACCGAAGTAACAACAGATCTTATTATCCTTAAGAAACGTCCACGCAATACAGAGCCGTCAGACATCACAAAGAAGTTTATAGAAACCGGCCAAGATCCAAGTGGAATAACAATCAATAAATACTATCTCGCGCACCCTGACCATATGGCCGGAAACATGACGCTGACAGGCAGCATGTATGGAGCAAACGAACCGACGCTTGAGCCATTCAGAGACAGATCACTTGTCGATGTTTTAAGCGAGATCACCGGACGAATCAAAGATAATAATGCGACAGACGTAAATACAGAAGAAGACACAGAGACTTTTACAGATCGTCTGCAGCCTGACTATTCCACGGAAGATGTAACAGTGCCTCATGGTACGGTTATGGATGCTTATTTCGTTGATAACGGCAAGCTTTATCAGCTTAAAGACGGTATGCCAGTTCTTATTCGTAAAAGGCTGACAAAACAGAAAGTGTCCGAGACTGAAAAGAAATTTGTATTTACCAGTAATGACTATGATAGAATCGTCGGTCTCACAAAGATCAAGGCTGCAATGAAAGAAGTAATGCGTACTCAGCTTCAGGAAGCGTCTGAGACAGATAAGAAGGCAGCCAGGAAAGAGCTGAATAAGCTCTATGATGAGTTTGTCAAAAAGCATGGTTTTATCAACACTACAAAAATAAATGTAAGGCCACATCCTGAGAAAGAAGGTCAAGAGATCGTAACTAAAAGGTATCCGAACCTTAGTCCTTTTGGAGCAGATCCAGATCAACTGCTTGTTTCTTCAATAGAAGAGTACGACGAGGAAACCGGAAAAGGTGTGAAAGGGTCAATCTTTCACGAGGACATAGTAAAGCAGCATAGAGAAGTTCAGAACGTGTCTAGTGCTGCTGATGCGCTCATTGCATCGCTTAATAAGTCTGGTGAAGTAGATATTGATTATATGTCTAATATCTACAATAAGCCGCAGGACGAAATTATTGAAAAGCTTTATGGCGAAAGCATATTTTTTGATCCTGTTCAAAACAAATACGTTGCATCAGACGAATACCTTTCTGGTGATGTAAAACAGAAACTTGCTGATGCTAAGAATGAGGATCTGCAAGCTATATACCCTGATTCGTCTTTTATTGATAGAAATATTATAGCCATGGAAGCTGTTCAGCCGGCCGACATTCAGCCTGGTGATATCACAGCGAGACTTGGTGCTTCATGGATTCCTGAGAAAGATATACAGGACTTTATAAACGAGCTGATAGGCAGTAGCAGAGTGAAAGTCACTCATAATGCCAAGAGTGGCAAATGGACAATTAAGCTTGATGATTATTCTGCTAAAAACTCTCCTGCAAATATAAACGAGTGGGGAACTGAGGATGTAAACGCTCATAAACTTATAGACCTTGCCTTAAACCTTAAACAGCCAACTGTTAGGCGTAATATATATGTGGACGGAAATAGGACGAGTGTTGTTGATTCAGAGCGTACTGAGATGGCTACTGATAAACAAGCGAGGATAAAGGATAAGTTTGAACAGTGGATCTGGTCTAATACAAAAAGAGCGCAAAGATTAGCAAGGCTATACAATGATAAATTCAATAATACGGTAGTCAGGGAGTTTAATGGATCTCATTTGACATTCCCAGGTATGCGGCCTGTAGGTGATTGGTTTAAAGGGCTTAGACCTCACCAGGCTAATGTTGTTTGGAGAATATTACAGCAAGGTAATACTCTCATGGCTCATACAGTAGGGGCAGGAAAGACTATTGCAATGGTGACTGCAGGCATGGAGCTGAAACGTCTAGGACTTGTTAATAAGCCTACATATGTAGTTCCGAACCATATGCTTGAGCAATTCAGCAGGGAGCTGCTTCAACTATATCCTACTGCCAAAATACTGGTGGCAGATAAAAACAATCTTGATCGCAAGTCTCGCAAGGGATTTGTGAGTAAAGCAGCCACAGGTAATTGGGATGCAATCGTTGTTACACATTCATCTTTTGAGCTTCTTCCTGTACATCCTGATACAGAATCAGTATTTATCCAAAACGAGATAGATAATTATGAAGATCTCATCAGAGAGGCAAAAGCAGATAACAACAGAAACATTACTAAGGAGCTGGAAAAAGCAAAAGAGAAGCTGAAATCAAAGCTCTCAAAGCTATCTAATAGGGACAAGAAAGATACTGGAATATACTTTGAAGAGACAGGAATAGACTTTCTTTTTGTTGACGAAGCGCACCTTTATAAAAATCTCGCAACACCTACAAAGATGAAAGGGAAAAACCTTCCAGGTTCAGGTAAACCATCACAGAGAGCTACTGATATGCATATGAAAGTACAGTATCTTAACCAGAAGAACCCTGGCAGGGCCGCCGTATTTGCTACTGGAACACCTGTTGCAAACAGTATGTCTGAGTTATTTACAATGCAGAGATATTTACAGCCAGATATTCTTGAAAAGAACAGCATAGAGCATTTTGACTCATGGGCCGGAACCTTCGGGGAAATGGTTACTAACCTTGAACTGGATCCTACAGGAGCAGGATTAAAGATAGAAAACAGATTTGCTAAGTTTGTAAATTTACCAGAGCTGATGCAAATGTTCAGACAGGTTTCAGACATAAAAACTGCAGCAGATCTCAAATTGCCTGTGCCTAAACTTAAGGGGGGCAAGGCTCAAATTGTAGAGGCGAAACCTAGTCCTGAACAGGTTGCATACGTTGAGCATCTTGCAGATAGATTAAAAAACATCAAAGGCAAACGCGCCGAGAAAGGTGGCGACAATGCTCTTAGAATCGTAAATGAAGGTCGTTCCGCAGCATTGGATATGCGGACAATAGATCCAGATACTTATGATTTTGAAGATAGCAAGGTAAATAAAGCTGTAGATAAGATCTATCAGGTATGGAAGGAAAATAAAAAGAATAAGTCTGTTCAGGTCATTTTTCTTGATAGGTCAATGCCCAATAAGGGCGTTTTCTCTGTCTATGAGGATATGCGAGAAAAGCTTGTTAAAGCTGGCATACCTTTAAGAGAGATTGCATTCATACATGACTATGCTACAGATCAGAAGAAAGCAAGACTATTCGAGGATGCAAGGTCTGGCAAGGTTAGAATTGTATTCGGCTCCACAGAAAAAATGGGAGTTGGAACAAATATCCAGAAGCGTCTATACGCAATGCACCACATGGATGCACCCTGGAGGCCAGCGGATGTTGAACAAAGAGATGGGCGCATACTTCGCCAGGGTAACGAGAATGAAGAGATTGAGATATTCAGATATGTTACCAGCGGCACTTTTGACGCTTATATGTGGCAGACTCTTGAAGTTAAACATAACTTCATAACTCAGGTTATGCGCGGAGACACCAGCATAAGAGAAATGGAAGATCTTGACGGCGAAAGCAATCTTGATCCGGCAACGGTAAAAGCTATTGCGTCTGGCAATCCTAGGATACTTGATCTTGCTAAAATGAAAGCAGACTATAAAAAGCTACAAAGACTGCAATCAGCTCATGTTAATGAGCAAGTCAGTATAGACCGTAATATAAATAACGAGAAACATTACAGGGATAATACCAGGAAGCATTTGCAGCTGTTGCAAGATACTAAAAAGAACGCTGTTATTCCGGAAGAGTTCAAGATCGAGATAGATAAAAAGAAATATGACAAGAAGGATAAAGCAGGAAAGGCTCTTCTTGACTTAGCCGAAAAGAAAACCAAAGGGAAAGGCAGGGATCATATAGTTAATATAGGCTCTTATGCAGGTATAAAGATTTCTGCTCGGCCTATTTTTGGAGGCACAAGTATACTTGTTGGAGATATCCGGAGCATTAACACAGATGATAGGACCAGTCCTTCTGGTATTATACAGTCTATAGAAAACACGTTAAAAAACATAGATAGATATATAAACGATACAAAAGATAAGATCGAGAAACAAAGCAGTAATATTGAGAAATATGAGAGCTTACAGGGGAAGCCTTTTGATAAACTTAATGAGATGGAGCAGCTTAAACAGGAAATAGCAGAGCTTGAAAAAGAGCTGAAGGCTGCTACAGAAAAAGCAGATAGTGATCAACAAGAGGGCGAGCAAGACCAGGATGCTCCATCATATCTTGCGCGTGGCTTTAAAAGTGGTAAGATAAAGAATGCTGGAAAGATTGATCAGGAGACTGAAAGACTTCGCGTCGCCGTCGAGAAAGACATTGGATCAGAACTCCCAAGAGGAACATTCCGAAGGGTATCACTGCTGGACAATACGGTTAAGGCGGTTAGACGAGGATTTGGAGTCGAAGTTGTCTTCTTCAAAAACACAAACCCTGATAAATTCTCATTCGCCGGAGCGCATGTCGGAGACACACTCTTCATCGATGCAGACGGAGGATACTCCTACAAGCAAATAGTAGGACATGAACTGCTTCATCATCTCAGAAGAACACGGCCAGACCTTTATGACGAGCTTTCATATTTCGCATATTACGAGAGCGGAGTTGTCGCTGCTGAAATGGACAAGCTTAGAACAAGGCTCGACAGCTTAACTACAAGAAAGTATTCAAACGCTCAAGTCATTGAAGAGGCCCTTGCCGATTTCGTCGGCGAGATGTTCGCAGATCCTAACATACTTCACAGATTCGGACTCCAGAAACCGAACATATTCTATAGGCTGATCGAAGCTATACAGCAATTTTTTAGAAAAGCACTGAAACGGATGAAGGTTCGCAAACTCGAAGGATCTCAGTATTTCAACGAGACTGCTGAGCTTTACGAAGTCACAGAAGACGTTTTAAAGCGATTTAAAAACGATGGTAAGGCAAAGACCTTTGACGAATACACATCGTTCTCTCCGAATACCAGAATAAGCCCTTACACGAACAATCTCGGCCTATATTCTGCTCTTGAGAAAGCCGTCGGCGAGATGGATTTTAAAATGATACCACCGAAGATGCTCATTAATAGGATCAACTCGGCTCAGGGTGTTAAAGCAGAAGAACTGGAATGGAGCGGCCTGATTGAATGGCTTGAGACTCAGGAAGGTAAAGTATCTAAAGCACAGGTTATGGACTTTATAAAGGCTGGCGGTGTTAAACTGGAGGAAATTGTAAAGAAAGATGTCAAGTACGACAAATATACTCTCGGTGCGGAACCGGATAATTACCGTGAAGTGCTGCTAACTATGCCAAATAAACCAGCATATACAGTGAGAAAAACAGACAGAGGATATGAGGTATTTGTAAATGGTGAGCTAGTTAGCAATAGTCTTGTGTGGGATACTAGGGAAAAAGCGCAGGAGATGATGGAGTTAATGTACCTAAGTGGAACTATAACCCCTAAAAATGTAAGTGATACAAATTTTACATCCGGCCATTGGAGCGAGTCTAATGTACTGGTCCATTTCCGCTTACAGGACATGGTATCGAAAGACGGCAAGAAGACTCTCCTTGTGGAAGAGATACAGTCTGATTGGCATCAGGACGGACGAAAGAAGGGGTATAGTAAACCTGTTGATAAAGAAGTTGAGAAGAAACTCGAAATAATCAATAGAAAAAAAGATGAACTGTATATGAAGTTTCAGCAATTCCTTCACGATAATGAATATCTTGGTCATGATAAATTGAGTGATGCAATGATTGGCACATGGAATAAGCCGAAAGATTTTCTTATTAAACATTATGGCGAGATAATGCCTGCAGATATTGCTGCGATACCAGACGAGTTTAATAAGTTAAGATCAGAAGGACTTGAATATCATATGCAGATTGCAGATAATAAGGCAGGTGTTCCTAACGCACCTTTCAAAAACTCTGACGCATGGGCGATGTTGGCATTCAAACGTATCTTGAATATGGCAGTCAGTGAGGGATACGATTCTGTCTCCTGGACACCAGGCGATATACAAGCAGAAAGGTACGATCTGAGCAAGCAGGTCAGTAATCTTGTATATACTAAGGACAAGGATGAATTAATGTTCTGGATAGGAGGAAGAGCGCGTGAGGCTTTAACAGTTACTCCAGATAAACTTTCAGATTATGTAGGTAAAGAGATCGCGGATAAAATCAGCAAGTCTACAGATAATGTTGTAGCTCTTTCTGGCCTTGATCTCAAAGTCGGCGGCGAGGGCATGAAAGGTTTCTATGACAAGATCCTCCGTGACGCAGTTGCAAAGTATGTCAAAAAGCTGGACAAGAATGCGAAAGTAACCACTAAGGAAATAAGAACACCAGAAGGCAACGGCGGAGCAACTAGAGACGAACTTTCAGCGGCAGGCTATGATAGTAATCCAGTAACTCTTGAGCATCTCGAAGACGGCAAAGTCCGCGTTGTAAATAACGTGACAGGCGAAGTTGTCGGCGAATACGGCAATTACATACATGCCGATAATGCAGCAAAAGACTATCTGGATGATCTGCTTAATCGTGGAAAAGCCGAAGTTTGGACAGTTGATCTCACTCCTAAGATGAAAGACGAGATCATGGAAGGCCAGCCGATGTTCCTCCGTCAATCTAACCGCCAGACATTCAAAGAGTGGATCAAAGATAGCGTCGTAAAAGAACCAGTGTATCATGTGTCAAAAGTTGCAGGTTTTGGAGGAAAATTTAAGCTATTCAGTCATTTTGGTTCTCAGAAAGCAGCAAGAGATAGATTTAGACGCATTCAAGAGATAGATGCAAACACATATAAGGTTTTTCTCAATATAAAAAAACCTATCGAAATCCACGATGATACACTGCTTGAGAATGCCAAAGATTTAGCTATGGCTCTTTCAAAATCAAAGAGTGACAAGAAGATACTTACGATGAATCAGTTAAATGAAATCTATTATTCATCCGAAAAAAGAGCAGAGGAGATATTGTTCCAGGCTCTTGATGCAAAAGGGTATGATGGTTTTGTTTATAAAAATAGAGTTGAAGACATGGGAAGCATTTCTTACGTGCCGCTGAGAGCTAACCAAATCAAATCAGCTTATAATCCGGCTATGGTAGATGAGAACGCGACTCTCGATCCTGATAATGAAAACATCATGTATATTGGCAATCGTCCGGAAGACGAACAGCTCTCTAACTATGAGGATGTAGAGCAGCAGATAAAAGACAGCTACGGCCTTAAAACAATAGGTCTTATGACAAAGATTAAAGATTGGCTGCAGTCAGTTAAAGATGGCTTTGCACGCCATTTTGAACACCTTGACACAAGGAAGTATGGCGAGCTGGCGGATATCCTTAGAGTGTATGAAAGCACTCCTGAACGGGCAAAAATAAAAGCTACTGAGCTTATCAGTAAGGCTATAGAGAACCTTGAAAAGCCTGAGTTTAATATCTTTCAGAGATACATAATCCTGAAAGATATGATGAGCGATATAGATAAGGGCCTGATTGGTGACGGAAATCTGCCATTCGGTTTTGGGACTGTTGAGCAGGTTATGGCCGATTGGGATTCAATCCAGACGAAGATTACTCCGAAGATCCAGACGGCTCTCGATACAAGATACCGGATGATGGAAAGTGTGAGAGATGCACTTATTGATGCCGGACTTCTTCCTGAAACTGTGCGCGATAATGATTCATACTATCGACACCAGGTACTTGCTTATATGAACCTTGACGATAAGTATGCGACAAAGCCCGGAACATCTTCAAGCGATATCCGTAAGAAGAAAAAAGGCTGGATGAAATCGAGAACCGGTTCAGATCTTAACTATAATACAAACTACTTTGAAGCAGAGTTTGAGTATATAGCACAGGCGATAGCACAGCTGGAAACAGTAAAAACTCTTAAGAGAGTGCGCGGCCTTGTTGATATATCAGACGATCTTAAGGCTCAAGCTAAAGAGCAGAGAGAAGATACCGGCGACGACACTATAACATGGCAAAGTCTCATACCGGAAGGCTATGTTAAGTGGCAGCCAGAAAAAGGAAACAGCTTCTATCCAGTATTGACAATGCCGGAAGATCAGGTTGCTGCACTGCTTGATGGAGATGTACTTACACCAGAAGAGATCACTATTGTTGAAAAGTTGGCCCTGGGTAAGAAGAAACTCGAATGGGTAATACCAGCAGAAGTGGCCGAAACGTTTGATAACTTCCGCGAGTTTAAGGATCAGAACAGCCTGTTTGCCTTTTATCGTCATTTAATCGGAACATGGAAACAGTGGATCCTTCTGAACCCTATTCGCTGGATCAAGTATAATCTTAACAACATGTCCGGTGACTTGGATATCGTACTCGGCTATAACCCGAAGATACTCAAATATGGCCGCGAAGCATGGAAAGAACTTTGGGAATATAGCAAGACCGGCAAAATGTCCGCAGATATGAAAGAGGCCATAGAGATGAATGTTGTCGGGTCCGGTATCTCGATCGCAGAGATTCCAGATATTAACAAGGTTGGACTCTTTAAAGATCTGGCTGGTGGATCTGAGAATATAATTAGAAAATATGTTCTTGATGGTTACTGGAATAAAGCTAAAGGCGCGTCGAACTTCCGCGAAAACTGGCTCAGATATGCTTCATACAAACATTTCAAATCTGAACTTGCACAAGGTAAGCCGGTATATGGAGCATCAAAACAATATGAGATAGACCAGCTCCGCAACAGTAAAGAGAAAGCCGCCAAGCTCGCAAGGGAACTCCTGGGGGATTACGGAAACATTTCACATATTGGTGGAAGCTTAAGGCAGCACATTATACCTTTCTGGTCCTGGATGGAGATTAACTTTCCTCGCTATATCAGGCTGTTTAAAAACGTGAAGGCAGAGCAGGGCGGCGCGGCCGGCGGCCGTTTCGTTGCAGCCAAAACTATAGGTGGTACAGCCAGACTGACAGCACAGGTAGCTTTACTTTATGCTGGCGTTTCATTATGGAACGCACTGTTTTTCTCTGATGAGGATGATGAACTGCGTAAATCAGGAAGAGGACAATTACAACTTATACTCGGCCGCCGAGAAGACGGAACAATTAGATCTATTCGAATCCAGGGTGCGCTTTCTGATGCACTCGCGTGGTTCGGAATGGAAGATGCCGGGAAAGATATTAGAGATCTTGCAGAAGGCAAAAAGACAATTATGGATCAAGTCAAAGAAGCTGTAGTAGCTCCGGTTCAGAGAATGGCAAATTCAATGTTGCCTATGACAAAGGCTGTAGGCGAAGCCCTTACAGGCTTTACTATCTATCCTGACGTGGCTAATCCTCGCGCCATAAATGACCGTGTTGAACACTTTGCAAGGTTATTCAGCCTTGATATGATTTATCGTTATGCTGCCGGAAAACCGCAACCAGAGCTTAGTAAAAACCTGTTTAATCTTGTAGGTTATACGACAGATCCAGACATGAGTTACTATTACAAGACATATGAGATGATAGATCGGTTTAACCGCAAGCATAACATTGATGAAACCGGCGCACATAAACCAAACAAACGCGGAGTGGTTCTGATGGAACTTAAACGCGCTCTTAGATATGGAGATGAAGATGCGGCCAAGAGATATCTTGAGAAGTATGTTACAACATACGGTGGTAACATCAAAAATGCATACAGAGGCTTAAAGCAGTCAATCAAGATGTCAGATCCTCTTATGAAGATCAAAAAAGATTATCGCAGACAATTCCTTGATGAGCTGGATCCAAAAGACCTGGAAGCGTTTAACAAGGCGCGTGAATGGTATAAGAAGACATATAAAGATTATATGAAAGGGATCAAGTGGAGTGACTTCAAAGCTCTTGAGTAAATCGTACAATATAGTATAATTACATAAGAAGACTGTTTGCTGACTGCTCTGGCTCCCGCCAGAGAACATTCTTAAAGTACCCCTGCTGAGAAATCGGCGGGGGTGTTTTTTGTGACAGAACTATGACACCTGGCTGTAAATATTTAATACAAAAATAAATCTTTTTATTTGAAACAAAAGTAATTGTCTACATATAAGTCATTGCTGAATAGTATGTTTTTATATCTATCAATAATTTACCGAATATCAAGGAAAATCAAATAGAGTCAAATAGAGTCGAAAATGCCACTATTTGAGTGACACTTTGAGTGACACTTTTTTCTTTGTAATTTTATGAATTATAAGGAAGTTTATCGACTGCCGCGTCAAGATGTCCGCGATAAAAGCGCGCATAATCTCTGATGAGGGAGTTGATGTGTGTGTGACCGACGATCTCCGCTACTGCTGATATATCTACTCCGGCCATAAGAAGGTTTGATATAAATGTCTTTCTGAGCAGGTGTGCCGCTCCTGGTATGCCTTGTTTGTCTAACAAGCTGCTTATCGCTATACTTGCTGTTGTCTGGCTCATCTTAAATAACGTAGGTATCATGTTGGGGATCTCTTTTAATATATCATCCAGCTGCGCGTTAATCTTAACATACCTGCGCCTGGTTCCTTTGCCTTGTACAGAGATATATCCGTTTTGAATGTCTGTTACTTTCAGATTCAGGACCTCTGTAATTCTCATACCAGTATTCAGGATGATATTAACAATGTAGTAAAGGTCGATGTTCCGGTTCTTTGCATCTTCCAGTAGACGGCCTATTTGTTTTTTACTGAGCGGCTGAAACTCATTTTGCATCACCTTTATAGCCTTAAGGTACTGGAACGGATTCTTGTCGATATATTCATCCTGCATAGCCCAATTAAACATTACTTTAGCTCTGATGATATGACTGTTTACTGATCTCGGTTTATACCTGTCCTTAAGGTATCCCATATACTTAATGCCGTCGTTCTTCGTTATCTGTTTGATCCGTTTCTGTCCACCGAGAAAGTCTATAAGACAGTTTATATTGTACTCTGTGATCGTAATGGTACGATCTGATGCGTAGGTGTTTAGATACGCCATGAATAATTCTTTCAGCTCTTCAAGAGTGATGCCATATTCAAGACGAGTGACACGATCTTTGAGTATCTCGCGCTCTCTGATAGCGGCCCTGTTGTTAGCTACACGCTTATTGTCAGTCTTTAGCGATTCCTCGTAAACGATACCGTCTAGCTTGTATCTGAGACTGTAAAACTTACGATCCTTGCGCTTTATGACATTGAAATTCATCTTTGACATATGTTACCTACTGACACAGTATAAATCTAACTGCATGAAGTTATCAATATCATCTTTAATAAAGAAGACTTGTTTGCCGATCTCCTTCTGCTTAAGATGATCCCTGACATGCTCTTTAAAGGTGTTCACTGACACGCCGATATACTGAGCAGCTTCTTTTTGGTTCATGTATGGTTTTGTTTCCATATCCTCAGCTCCTGGCGATCCCAAAGACCGCACAGATTAGAAATTTATAAAGGTAGTTGAAAAACACCTATGATGTTTAACGCAGGATCCTCTGCCATCATCTTTAAAAAACGGCCTGTTTCTATTCGATGTATTATTATATTTGGATCTACATCGGTAAACCTTATCGCGTATAATTCAGAATTTTCGATATATTCTTCTTTATACTCACGCCAGCGGAGAGCTTCTTTAAGGTTTCCACTCAGGAAAACATTAAAATCTATCCCATAACGATCTGATATTTTGGTTAAGATTGAAATTTTTGGGGGGTTCATATTTTGCTCATATTTATGTACTTGCTGTGCACTAACTCCAATAATTTTTCCTAACTGCTTCTGAGTATGGTTTTTTTTCTTTCTGATTTCCCGTATCATGTTGCCTATATGCTTCTCACTCACCGGACACCTCCAATAGTTCAGGGTTTTGAAATACGTTACCGATTACTTCAAAAAAATGAGTGCTATTATGATTTTCATTCGTTCCCCAATAAGGCACATTAAATGCACCGTCCTCAAATTTAACCAAATAATTGCCCCAGTTCCAGCCGTGACCATTTATAGAGCCATTAACACCTGCTAATATATCCCCTTCATATATCTCCACACCGTTTTTATCTTTGAGTCCCACGCATTCAAGAGGTAATGCCTGATCTATAAAATAGCCATCTTCTACATAGCCCTTGGGAAAATTACGCCCTTCAGACGGGTAGCACATCACTTCGTTAAACTTATCCCATACTCGGTATTTGTGATCTCTAAGCATCTACTCATTCCCCTCGAAGTCAGCAACAGCAATTTCGATGTGATCCAGATTGATCTGATACGCCTCAAACAGGGCGTTGCGTGCTTCGTCCGGTGATACATGGGTTCCGGCTACAACGATCTCGGTCTTGTGCTGCACTTTGGCAGCGTAGAGGTCTATAGTCTCGGTGGATTGCTCGTCAAAGTTCTTGCCTGTTATCTTGAGCTTTCCTGCGAAGTTGTCTTTAAGGACGACTCTTATAAAGTCTCTGACAAGCTTTTTATCAAGTGAACCTTTTGATCTTCCCATGCTGATCTTGATATCCGCTGAAAGTCCTTTGAGCATATCCAAACCTTTGAACATATCTCCGTGTTCCGAATCAAGGATAGCATGTACGAAGTCCATCGCCGGAGCTTCCGCTTTGATCTCTACAGAGCGGTACACCTCCCACTGAGTAACCGTATCGTAAGCGTTTTGCTTAAAGATAGGACTTACCCCTGCGGACTGATCGTCTGTCAGCCAGCGCATGAAATCTGCGAAGCCGGAGGCCATGTTTCCGAAAGTTACAAGGCACTGCTTGAAAGGATCTATCAGCGCATATGCTATGTCGCCGAGTGCTGGTTCCGGCTCCATGACGTTACCTTCATTATCGAAGCGTACCGGGTAAAACTTCTTTTCTTTGATCAGACTAACTATGAAGAGTCTGCGATCGGAAAGCTCAATCCCTTCGTGTATCTTGAAAGTAAGTTCCTGTGATCTGCCGTCGAATGTGCCGTAGTCCATGCCTCCTTCTTCGAGTGATGTGAGTTTATCTGCGAGGCCGTGATAGAAGACCTCTTCGGCTGCTTCCATCCTGTAGTAGTTGATTGTTACTGGTTTGCGTTCTGACATAATTATTCTCCTATATGATTAATATTCACTATTATTGTTTGTTTTAGTAACTGTCTGAGGCGAAGAAACAGCCATAAAAAGCCCCAAATAGCTATTGATATAGCATCACCCCAATGGAGAAATGTTTTACCGTAAATAACTTCTTCTGCGACCATGAAAAAGCCGTTTGTTATTATCCATCCACCGACACAGATTATTAGTTCTGACATGTGTGTTCTCCTTGTATTTTGTTCCACTGATCTCTAGCAGCAGAATTTGTCTTATGTTTATCTGTAGATATTCCGCACTGACAAAAAAGCTTTACGAGTCCATCCTCTTTATGCCACTTAAAACCTTTGCTTCCACACTTACAGGCTTTAATAGTTCTAATCAGCGCATTTGACGGTTTATTATTCATCTGGCGTTTTTTACGGAACAGGTTTTTATTGCCTGTCATCTCAATCATAGTTTGACGATATTGCGCCCACCAATAAGCCTCTTCTTTTTTTGTTTCAGCTTCATTAGCCATTTCCACACAGTATTCAGCGTGTTCGGCTAAGCTCTGGCCACTGAGGAAGCTCATACATCACCTCTTGCTTCAGCAAGTGCTTGCTCCATTTTATTAATAGCAATAGTTTTCTTTTCCATTATTGTTTTAAACCAATCTGCATCTAGATCAAGGTCATTTGGTCTAGCATTTTCTTCTGTATGTAAATAAGCCCTAAAAGCGTCCAACGCCTCCACAAGCTCAGTGTTGACTTCTTCCGAATCGCTCAATTTCTCAGCATTTTTACAAGCCAGCTTATGCCATTTGTCACAATCCGCTTTCAGTTTGCCAATCTCGGATAACAGTTCGTTAACATCATATCTCCATTCACTTATATGGGAGCGATAGTTACAATTGCCACATTTGACATACAGTCCTAAACAGTCGTCTTGTCGTCCTCTATCTTCTTTACATTCTGGGCACGGTTTCAATTTATCGCTCATTACTCACCTCCTGTGTCTTTGCCTAGAAAGTCAGAATGAGTTTCTTTAAAGTCAGAGATAAATTCATCAAATTCACCGTATAAGAAATCTCTATTGCAAACAGGGCAACCATTATCTTCCTCCATTAAAAGCATCTGAATATTTGGGTCTGAGACAGCACATTTGACTATTTCTTTCTGACACTCGGTACAGAAGGTTGTACTTGTGTTTGCATGGCTTAGCCTTAACCATATCTCAGCTTCTTTTCCGCACATGACACATATTTCTTTATTCTCGCTCACTTTTCTTTCCTCCTTAAACACGGGGCTGACTGTCTGCCAGCCCCTAAGTGCGCCAACACTCCGGAACTATTATTCCAACTACTTTCTAGCCCCATGCGAGGGCTAAAGGGTGGATGGAATTAACATCCGTGTTACTTATTTTCCGCTAACTAACGTTTTTGCGGAATTATGTTAGTTATCCATACATCGCCACACCATAAGACGTGCTGTATCTTGCTCTATCTGCATCTATTCTCATCTGATTAGCTTGTTCGTCTGTCTTAGCCTCTTTAGCTATCTTCAAAGACAAATCCCTATCAACAAAATAAGTGTGCTGTACATGGTGCTGGACCTCTTTCGGTAAACCTTCTAAAAGCTCTGGCGGAACATCAACGCCTCTGTTTTGTGCGTTTACAAAATAGTTAGGCCTTGCTTTAACCTTGCGTACTCTCTCAGCTTCTCCGCAAGGCTGGCAGTATCCATATTTGCCGCCTGTACCGTAGTACTCAGTTCCACACTTCTCACATGTCCGGAGGCGTGCAAGACACTTTATTCCGCATCGGGTACAGTTTGCTGATGTTCTATTAGGAGAATCAAAGACACGTCCGCATTTGCATTTAAATTTGTGCATAGTTAAGCTCCATGAACATATGTAGGTATTGCTGTTTGATTCATAATCTCGTTAAGAAACCGTTGCTCGTCTGAATTGTCATTTGACAGGTGAAGCAAATGGATCGCCCTTACTTTTGATAGATCATTTGCATCTAGCATCTTCTTAAGAGTCTGTAAACTCATGTGTGTTTGCAGAAGTCTTTCTCGTCTGGTGGGATCCAGATCGTCTATAAGATCCTCACTGTAATTACATTCGATAGCTATGATGCTGAGATTCTTGAATGTGTATCTGAGATAATGCGTGTCAGTAACGAACAAGAGCTGCTGGCCGTCGTGTGTGCTGTGAATAAGGTATCCGACAGGCTCCTTGCAGTCATGCTCTATATCGAATGGCATAATTTTGAATGTGCCTATAGTGAAAGATTTCAGCGGCTGGATCTTGTGTAGTCTATGATTGTTAGGAAGTCCGAGAGCCTCCGCTGTTCCCCCGGACATGTAAACATCAACTCCCATCTTCAAAAGGTCCTTTGCGGCGAAAGAATGATCTTTATGTTCGTGTGTAATTAAACAGCCGTCGAAATCTGATAGCTTGTAGCCAAGATTCTTCTTGACGTTATTTATACTTACTCCGGCTTCCAGCAACAGCTTTGTCTTGCCGTCGGTTACACAATACATATTGCCTTTTGAGCCTGACGCGAATTGATAAAAGTTCATTACTTATCGTCCTCTGCGTTCTCTGCGTCAAGTCCGGCCATGAAATCAACTATACTTTCGCCTTCTGGTACGTGTATATTTTCTGTCTCTGTGACCTCTCCGGTTTCTTCATTGACTTCTGAATATTCAGCGTCCTCTGCTTCATCGTCAAAGCTGATAGTACCGCCAGCGTTCGCGTTCTGCGCTTCGTCTGCAGTAGGATTATTTGCCTCTTCTGCTTCTATAGCCTGGGCAAACTCTATTGTCATGATTCCGTACTTGCTGATCAAGTGACGCAGGACCGTCTTTATAGCCATATCATCAAACTGCTTCTGCCAAGGTGAGTAAGAGCTACTGAAAGCAGCACTATACTTTTTACCGTGAGCCTCGCACTGTTCTTTTGTCCAGTAAATAGTCTTTTTGAAGCCGTATATGGTTTCAATATATGCGAAGTATCCGACAACCTTGTCAGATGTCTTAGTGCCTGTTATATCGACTGCTCCTGAGAGCTTATCGAAGCTTTTAAACTCGCCTTCATACACTACATCAGCATTGATGTATTTATATTGTCCTGTCCGCTGTGCGAGCTGGATTAGGCCTTTGTATCCGATAATGAATGTCGGAACGTTTTTATATGGAACCACATAAGCGAAACCGAGAGACTTGTCTATCGGCAGTTTAAGTGTTGCAGCTTTAAATGCTTCCATTGCAACAGCTACAGGATCGCACTTTTGCAGATTCTTATCATTACTAAACAGAGAGATCATTGAAGCGGCGAAGGAGTCTTTGTTATTACCAAGCGCGCGCTCCAGGTTTTCCTTCATTTTGTCTGAGCTGATAACCTGCTTGTATTTGTCAACAGGTGTAATAGCTTTGTTTGTAGGCTTTTCAGCTACGGCTGTATTCGTACTCATATGACTTTACCTCCAGTTCTTTTGCATCTTCATCTACCACAAGCCTGATAAGCTGTGATCCTATTTCGATTGGTTTTGTTACTGCTTCTGCGTTGTCAATCCAGACCGGAGCATAAACGCGGTAATGTTCTGAAAGTGCATTCACAATATCCAGACCGATGTTCATCTCCGCGCCCCGGTTCAGCCCGTAACCACATTTCACACCTGACATATCAGTAGTTACACAAATCTCTTTGATGCCGCCGTTTACCTGATTCTCAAAAAGTTTGAAACGTGCAAGCTTGAATTTGGAGTTAATCTTGCCTTCCATCAGGTCTACTTTGGCTTTAATGAATGTCTCAAGTATGAATAGTTGACGTTCAAGTTCTTCATACTCTGCCGCCAGTTCTTTTTCTTCTCCGGCAAGCTCTTTGATGCGCTCACGGGTTTTGATAGATGCAATGTATTCTGATTCCTGAGTGCGAAGGTTTGCCAGTTCTGTTTGCAATTCTGATACGTCAGTATTGGAGCTGGCTTTTGCGATCAAGGAACAGATGGACTCGATCTCTTCTTTGCGTTTAACTACATCATTAAACTTGTCAACGTCAGGATCCATGATCTCAAGTATCTGGCGATCAAGAATTTCTATCTTGTCTGCGAGATCTGCGTTATCTTGCTGAAACTGTTTGAGCTGTTCTTCATGCTCTGCTATCTGAGTTTTCAGTTTATCGTATTGTTCTCTGGCGGCCTTGCCGTTGTCCTGGATCTCTTTCAGCTTATTAGCGTGAGCAAGTTTGATCTTGTCTTCGGGGATATCCTGTCCGCATGTCCGGCATGTTTCTCCCTGAGGGCCTTCTTCTACAAGCTTCTTGTAACAGCTGCCGTGATATTGAATATCTTTCAGCTTTGCGCCGATATAGTTTTGTAACTCTGTGATCTTGTTATTGTGATGCTCGGCTTCCGATTTGGTCGAACGCAGCTTTTTGACAAGATCATCTTTCTGATCTTCCAGTTTGCTGCGCTTTTCGCGTGTTTCTTTTGTGGCCTGAGATACGATTTTATCTATCTCGTTTTCCAGCTCTGAGCGTTTCTTTCTCAGATCGGAAGTATCTGCGCCGGCTTTCTTGTTCTCTATCTTTTCATCAAGCTTTTTAATGTCGGCTCTGATCTGGTCGATATCATACTTGGCGGTGTCTACAAGTGAGTTCTGTAGCTCATCTATCCTGGCAGGGATTTCTTTAAGAGAATCATTGAGCTTGCGCTTTGATGCCGCCGTCTTTGTTTTGTGATCGTCAACGCTTGCACCTTTCAGTATGTCTGGAAGTTCCTGAAGCTCTTTATTTGACTTGATAACATCTTCGTCAGTTATGCCGCCGGAGACTTCCATCAGAATGTTTCTGCGCTCCTGCCATGACAAAACATTATTGAAGTATGCCGGATTAGACACGAGAGCAAAGATTTTCTGATCTACCATCTCAGCGATATACTTGTCATAATCTTTCTGTTTGACCGGAACCTCATTAACCCAATACTCTGTTTCGTGACCTGTGAGGGTTTTCTGTGGTGCGCCTTTCTGTTTAGTCCATTTCTCCTGATAAACTTTCTCAAGTATGGTTTCTTTGCCGTCTACCACAAGGATAGCCTTTACAGCATGTTCCACACCCGACATTTCTTTTTTATTCTCAATAGTCTTGATCTGGAAGTCTGCCTTATTGTTACTGTCTTTATTAAAGAGCAGCCAAGTAAACGCATCAAAAAGAGTTGTTTTACCTGTTCCGTTGTCGCCGTGAATCGCTGTTGTATGAGGATTAAAATCTACCTTATACGAGCGAATCCCTTTGAAGTTTTTCAGCTCCATGCTTTTGAGCCGTATGTCCATATAGATACCTCCGTTTGTTTTACTGTTCTCTGTGAAGCACCGGGGAATAGTGTTTGATGTATACTAATGAGGAGTATATGAGAGTATGCTCTTCAGCCTTCCCGATGCTTTACAGAGGGGCGGCAATCAGTCCGCCCGTTCTGTATTAATTTTTTCAGATCTAATTATATTTATATGTGTTACTTCCCTTTCGGGGCATGTGCTTTCACACATAAGGCCTATCGAAAACACCGTCAAACCTCCTTTTGATTTATTTGATCCAGTGTCGCTTTAAGTTTTTCGAGTCTGTGCGCCTGGATATCTTCCTCTGTTATTATTTCGCCGCCTTCGAGGCGATGAAGCCCGTGTTTTTTCATCATGCTTTCTACAAGCATTGAGTAATTACATTGCTGATATCTTGCTTTATAGCCGTCCGCTTCCGCGGAAACTGTCATATAGCTCATGCGGCCTCCTTAAATGTCGTAGACTAATGCGAAACCTGGGTTGTACCACTCTGCATACAGGCCATGCTTCGCGAGTGCGTCTACTATCGATCTATGGATCCCGAAGACGAAATCCCCAGGGTACTCTTCGTAATAATCCAGAAGGCCGTCGCCTTCTTCTCCGGAGATCACGAAGTGACCGCCGTCGTCCTGGCGGTCATAACATGTACAACCAAGCTCTACTAGCTCATTAAAAGCCAAAAGTACGTTGTCACTCATGCGGCTCCTCCAGTTCGTGAAGAGTAATTCTGATTCTCATGTCTGTTTCAGGCTTACCAAAGATCAGAACGTCTGTTTCTGCGTCTGCTACTTGCCAGCCTTTGTTATCAACGCCGAACTCTTCTTTAGCGTACAGAGCTGCGTCGTGCAGGGCCTCGCCGAAAGTCTTAAAGTATGATGTGTTGCTTATCCGAGCTTCCGGGTGTATTTCGAGTTTCCATGTCATTCTGATCATAGTGAAGCCTCCTTAAAGCCCGTAAGGACAAGTAAAGTCGTACGAGTCCAGTGTTTTGATGGTGTTGTTTAAGAAGTCAATACAGACGATCACGCCGCACAGCTCGTAAACAGCCTGAGCGTTATAGATGTTGAATGTGTCTAAGCCGAGCTTTGACATAATGTTGTACCAGTAATCTCTCATAATCCCCTCCGGTGGTTAGTTACAGACATAAGATAACCTTTAAGGTTATTAATGTCAACAACAATCTTAACCTATAAGGTTATTTATTATCATAAAAAGAAAGTTTATACTTTTGATAGATATTCTGAGGGTTGATATGAAAAAGATACCAGGCTATTTGTTTATGGTTCTTATTATTGCCATGTGGGTGTCGATGGCTTTTGTGTCCTGGTATATACTGGGTGATGTTATTTTTGGTTTATTTATGCAAGCCACCAGTCTTGCTTTTCCAGTAAATGCTTACATGTTTATAGGGTTGATTGTTTCAATATGGATATTGTTTGGTTTCGCAAAAGAACCGGCTATAGACGCTATTAGAGAGCGTGAATTTATAAATATAACAATCGGTAGTGCCATGTTCTTATCCATGTCGCTACTATTCATCCCACTAATAACAATAAGCTACCCTGCAATATTGTATTATTATTTCGACTCTAAAAAACAAAAAGCATAATATTATTTATACTTCTGTATAGCCTCGTATAGGTTTGCGAGTTCAACAATAGACAGATCACAAAGACTGTCAAACTCCATACTGAGATAGTTTTTTGCAAATGTCGAAACCCAGCTCAATGTTTGATTGTTCTTTTTAATGAACGATTCAATTTCGCCTGTATAGTGTTCACGGCAAAACGATTTAGAAGGGGTGTGGTTCTTTAGCTTTTGTGACTTATGAATAAGAGTGCTGTCTGAAATAGTGCTGTTGATTATAATGATATTGTTGTTTCCGGTGATAATAGGCATAGCACACCTCTAAATAAATAATATTCATATAGTGCACTTGAAAATAACTACATGTAAAGCCTATTTACGGAACCGTCCTTTCGCATCTTTAATCTGAGTGAGCGCATCTATTATATTTTCCATCATCTCATCATCCGCATATGGCAGCAGATCAATAATCTCTATCATAACTGGGTCAGTTACAATTCGTCTTTCTTCTCTCAGTATATTTCCATCATCGTCATGTCTGACAAATGCAGCCTTTATGGTGGAATTGTTAATATTTGAGCCGCTAACAATTTGGTTATTATTTCCGGCTTTAATCTTAATATCGCCTGTTTGGGTGTTCTGACTGTTGTCTGTGATTGAAGTTTCGCCAAAGAAATGTGTGATAGGCACATCAAGTTTTTTAGCGATAAGATCAAGTGTACCCAGTGGCATACTTTCGGCCACCTTGCCACGCACAATATTAGATACATGTTTTGGCGTGAAACCAATCATTTCTGCGAAATCTACTTGCTTAATTCCTCTTTCTTTTAAAATCTGTTCGATTTTTATTCCAATATTCATATGACAATTTACCTCTTAGGTAATGTTTAATCAATAACCTTGTAGGTTTATGAAAAGTATTGACATAACCTTAAAGGTTAATTATTATCGGTCTAGGAGGTACGAATGCACATTTTAGCAAAATACATAGAAGATAATAAAATTAAACATGCTGATTTTGCGGACAAAGTAGGCATCTCTACTAAGCATCTCTCTCAGATTGTAAACTACAAAACCGGAGTATCTTTCACTCTGGCTGGAACAATCAGAGAAGCCACAGGCGGAGTAGTGACTGCTGATATGCTTCTTGACGAGTGCGCTAACAAAGCCACAGCCTAATCCTCATTACAATAGATCAGGTCCGCTACTGCTATCCAGAGCTGACCTTGATCATCTGTGTGAGAGATTATCACGCTTTCGCCGGTTCCCATATCTACGGGGTAGGCCGCTGTAATTTTTGTAACCATAAGAAATGCCTCCTGATGCTTATTATCAGAGGATTTGACAAGAAAATAAATGAACTTTTGGGGGAACTTAGTTGTGAAAAAAAGTTACCAGATACTATCAAATATCCGCTCTCATACCGGGATACATTTTATTGCGGACACTTTCAGGGTGTCACCTGAGACTGTTAAGCCTTGGTGTTTAGACCCTGAGAGCGAAACAGGCAAGCCGAGCCACCTTGACAGGTTTAAACGCTTTATTGACGAGCTGAGGGAGCTTGGGCTTTACGGTGCTGTAAACGACATCCGCTATATGCTTTTTCCGGACGTAATTGCAGCTACGGATAAAGATCTTAAAGGCACTGGTGTTGAATACACCACGCACGCACAGATCCTTTTCACTGACCTTATGAAATCAATGGAAGACAAAGAAATAGACGACAAAGAAAGAGAGCAGCTTTTGAACGATATAGAGCTGTTAAAGTTGCAGATCGCGAAGCTTGAAGGGTTGATCAAATGACAACGTATAAATGCCCTGATTGCGGAGCTGTCTACTGCTGGAACGGTAAAGGCGAAAGACCGGGGAAATGTACTCAGAAGCGTGGATGGAAAGCCGGACATTTTAAGTCTTGCGGCCATACGCTTATTAGACAGCACGAGATTGAAGACGTTAAAACAGTGAAGGTAAGGAAATGATTTCAATAATCTTAAACATGCTCGGCTTTATATCGCTGGCTCTGCTTGTGATGATCGTGTTTATCGGGCTGTCAGTCCGTCAAGTGATGTTTAAGGGAGGTAAATGTGAAAATTAAGTTTAAGAAACTGCATCCGGACGCACAACTGCCAGCTTTTAAGAGCGCAGACGCGGCCTGTGCTGACGTATATGCAACTAAAGATGAAGTAGTTCCGAAAGGTGTTACTCGCGTTATCAAATCTGGCCTGGCAGCTGAGATCCCGCAAGGTCACAGTTTTATCATTCGTGGCAGATCCGGCCTGTCAGTTAATCATAACTATCATGTCAAAACGGGCATCGTGGATGCTGACTACAGGGGAGATATCGGCGTAATCATATCTAACCCTGATCAGTGGGATGATCTCAAGATCAAGAAAGGTGAGCGCATCGGTCAGATTATGCTGACACCTTGTCTGCAATTCGAGCCAGAAGAGGCTGACGCATTGAATGAAACAGAGCGCGGATCCGGCGGCTTTGGACATACAGGAAGGTTTTAATATGGGATTTTTAAATAAAGTAATGCTGCTTGGTAACGTAACAAGAAATCCGGAAGTTCGCTACATACCAGGACGTGACCTTCCAGTAGCTAAATTCGGCCTAGCGGTTAACAGAAAAACAAGAGACAAAGAAGAAACCTGCTTTATCGACATAGTAGCATTCGGCAGAACT